GTGTTCGGTTTAACTCTGATATATACCTGAATGGCGAGCCAAGCTACAAAGAGGACGCCGCCGAAGATTAGTGTTAAGTCCATTAGATTTCTCCTAAGGTGAAAATGATTCCTCGATAAAATATAGTCTATTTAATTGGATTTGGCAAGACGATTATGTAAAAAATAACCGAAAATCAGCTAGATTTTCGGTCAACAATCCGTCGGTATATTCTGTAGAACTCTTCCCGTGACCAACGGTAACGCCGTATGTCTGGGTCACTCCAATCCCAGTTCATCGAGGCGAACCTGAACTGGAGTGCAAGGTCGTCGACAACCCTACGCCGGGAAAAGATGCGCTTCCATCTTGCTATGCGAACTCGAAATTTCATTACAAGTCCCCGTTGATGAAAATATCGTAGAACAACACATCCTCTCGCCTCAGTTCCACCTTCTTCGTTTTTGCCAGGTATCTTCGGAACGGGCGTGCGAATCCAAGCGTGTTGTAGGGGGTCTGCGTTATATCCTCGTTAGGGAGCCAGAAGTTGACGCATGACGGGTACAATCCATGTTCTTCACCCTTAAATTGTGGACGGAATGTCGTCCAGTCGATATGGATGCCGAAGAGTTCATATAGCCTTTTGGACAGCTCGATTTTCGTCTTGGAAATGTAGTGGTAGTCGGTACAATGCTCCTTATAATGCGGGCTTCCCTCGGGGATTGTAACGATGATTGGACGGTCGGCATAGCGGTACTGCTCGCCGCCTTTGAAATAATTGTACATATCTTACCTCATCCATCCAGCTTGCGTTTCATTGCGATTACGTCATCGAGATAGCCAGTCAGCCTGTCCATCATGTCGAGAATCTTTTCGGAGTTGAACATGTCATGGCGGCGAAGCATGGCGACGAACTTTTCTTCGGTAATTTCATCGACCTTGCATTCGTCATCAACCCTGCGAATCCTGTACGGGTCTGGGTGGATGATAACATAGCGGCCATTCTTTTTCACATCGTCGAAATGTGTCTGGTAGCTGATTACGCCGACGTGGGTGTCAGCCAGCACGAGTTCCGTAAAATCTCGTTCGGGATATTCTGGATAAGTCTTTTCGGCCCCTACACGGACGCCGTATGTCTTGGCCATTCGTAAAAATTCTTCTTCTGTCATGAGCAACCCCTAAATAGGAAAAAAGTCTTTGTCGTCGAACCAGTATGAAATCGGGAGGGCGTCCCTCATCATGCTTTCGACACTAATGAATGTAAGTTTGCTCCACCTCATACATACGAGATAGTCGACACCGTAGTCCATCACGAGAGGTCGCTCGTGGTTGGGCATGCGGCTATCCCTGTCTAACGGCTTGGAGAACCAGTACAAATACGGCAGATGTGCGATGTCGCCCATGTGTCGGGTTCCACCCATGTTGTATATCTCGTAGTTCCAATGTCCGTCGGTAACCAGATAGTTCGCATCGTATCCGTCACTGTTGCACGGGAGCTTGTAGAACCCGTCGGAATCACGGAAAGGAATCCACTTGTAGGGATTCCCCTCCTTCGTAAGTTGGAGCGGGCGGAAAATCTCAGCCTTGATACCAGAAATCATAATCTACCCGTTCAAGTATTTGTCGTCTCCATGGTGGAACCTCTGAAGGCACTCACCTTGGCGGTAATCTGTTCGATGGTATCCTTGCAATCGGCGAACATCTTTTCCTGTTCCTTCCGTTTAGAATCAACCTCAGTATATACGAACATCGGCATGACGATTGCCATGGGTTCAAACGGAGTTACCTCCTCGGTCTTGGCGGCAACAGTTGCCTGGGCAAGGGAGTCGATGAGATATTCTTTGTACGGTTTCAGTGCGTCTTCGCTCCAACCGTCTGCCCGATAGAAGTCAAGGACTACTTTGACATCTTTCGGCTTGACTTCGAGGGAGAACTCGAACTTATTGGTTTCCTTGCAGAATCGTGTGTTTACTCCGATATTATCGGGTACTCCCTTGATTTCGAAGATTCTGTCATAAAGCTCGATAAGATGCTTCAGGTATTTGATTATGTTGTCCACCATGGACTCGTAGATATCAATGCAAGCCATCTGCCAAGACGGGAACCAACCGGCCATTCCCTTGGCTTCCTTGTCTCCGACAGACAGTACCCTGCGGCACATTTCCACAAGGGGATGGGTACAACCGTCTTCGGGCTTCAATGCCACCTGCACATAGCAGTAAGACAACGGGTCGGCTGGCTTGGTATACACTTCCGAAATGCGGTTGCTGCATCTCAGTTCAAACAGTTCGCCGAAGCGGAGATATCCCAACCTGTATGGGGTCAAATCGACTTTGAGTTTTTCGAGCTTATTGCGGAGCTTAATCGCTTTGCTCCTTGCCTTGTCGGGGATGAATCCGAAGTCATCCTTAGGTGGTTTGCTGTAACGGTAAAATACCTGGTCAAGAGAAATGATTTTCATATTATTGTCCCATTAGATTGTACAAGGTCTCAGCCTCTTCTTTTGTTAAATCACGACGGTACATGAATACCTTCATGAGTTCGAACGACTCGTCGACGAACTGGATTAGCGACGGGTATTTGCCATCACGGTATCGCAGCATCTCTCGGCACTGCTTTCGGGTAATGCCGCCATCCTTGCATACTTCATACAAGGCGGCGTTCAGCCCAGCCGTGGTGAACACGAGATAAGTAGTTCCTACAATGCGGACATGGTTAGGACGGTCCATATACTTTATCCACCTTTTCCTTTATCCACGCCCATGTCTTACTCAGCAGGCAGCCGTGCATATTTCGTGGATTGAATTCAGTTATGTGATAGATTTCGAAACATTTGTCGGCGAGCTTGGCTATCTTCTGGTAAACCTCTTCCGCAGTAAACTCCGTGCATAGGAGCCACATGGGTTCAATAGGGTGTTGCCAGTCACCAAGTGCCTTGAATGCGTGGAGAAATTCAATCCAGTCCTCTGGATTGGATTTTTCCCTCAGGCTATAAGTTAGAGAAATAAAATTCATTTTAACCCCAGTTAGTACTCGTCGTGATAGGAACAGACGAACTCCATGTGTTCGTATGCCTTTTCGACCGCATTCAGGTTCCTGTGTTCCTTCACGATTATCTTCTTGCAGAGTTTGTCTTCGAGATAGTAGATTTCCCTGCCAGCAGGGCCGATGAAGATACCAGGATGCTTAGCCCATACGGTAATCTTGTTCCATCCACGCTTTACCTTGACGATGTCGCTGTCCTTCATGTACTTGTAAGCCTTTTCTGGAGAAGCGAAATGGTTAATCATGTTGTAGTACATGGAGATGAGAATTTGCTTTGTGGGGAAAAGGGTGTTATATACCCACCTAGCAAACACTTCTGCTTGAGCCCGTATTTCCATCCACAAGGTAACCTCGAAGCCAAGGCGTTCGCTTGCTTCTTTTCTTGCTTTTATTCCAAAGGGTCCGAACATAGTTATTTTCCCGCTTCGTAAAGATGGAATTTGGGACTGGCTACAAACCTGTCGTAACAGGAGTTGATGAAAATTTTGTTCAAACGCTGTGCGACTTCCATGTTTGATGGTTTGGTATAACCCAGGAGTTTATGTTGTCCGTTCATTAGATTTCCTCGAATACAGTATTTTTGAAGATATCCCAGTTGGCATCAAGCTGCTGATAGATGTCGATTTTCTTTTCGGTCTTGGTGTCGGGCCATCCAGTGACGATGACCTCGTATTCGCATTTAGACCAGAAGAAGTACATGCACTTGCGGCGAAGTTCCATTTCGAGAAGCTCGTCAGGGGTGTACTTCTGCTTGCGTTTCTTTTCGTCCCAAATCATCTGTTCGATGAGTTTCTGGTATTTGGCGTCGTCCTTTCCGTAGGCGGCAACAAGCTTCTTCTTGAGCTTTTTGAGATGTGTCATCAGAGCGGAGAACTGTCCGAACTCAAATATGTTTCGGAATTGGATGCCATGCCCAAATTCATTGTAGATGACAAAGAATGTTGGTTTTTTGGTTGCTTTCTTCATGTTACCTCCCGTCGCTAGAAGTCGTTTCCATTTCACGCATACGCTTTATGCTCTCGGCGAACATTTCGTAGCGTCTCTTGACACGCTTTTCGACCTCGTGCCAAATCAAAGTCCATTCAGATGCCGACAGGATTTCCCTCGGCGTATCCGACACGGACTTATACGGTCCTGTTCCATCGAATGTATACTGCTTTTCCCTTCCGTCACGGCACTTGGACTCGAACAGGAGACTCATCGCACGGGCGTACTGGTAACGGAGGCGCCACTGGGACAGCAAACGGTCCTGCAACAGCTTGGAGTTATGGATGTGGACACGGCGAAGCGAATCCAGTTCCGTGGTCATCTGCTTGTTTCGTTCTTCAAGTTCGGCCACGTTCAGTCTGAGCGTGGCAGCCTGTTCCATGACTTCGTTTGCAAGCTTGGTCTGCTTTTCGATGGCTTCGAGCAATTCTTTATCCATGGCATTATCTCCGTGTTGAATGGTGTCTTAACACAATATACATAAATAATTCATTCCTGTCAAGAGATAACTGCAAAAAATTATCCGAATGTGTTTGAACAGCTGGAATCCATACCGTCGAGCTTTTCTATCAAGGTCGCCGTGAACTCGCTCAGGCGGAACTTGTCGTACCCAGGCTTCCACAACGGGTCGTAGTTTTCCTTCTTGGCCCGTTTCTTGGCTTCAGTTGCGTTTGCCGCCCTGACGATGCAGAAACGGTTGAAATCGGAGGTGGTATGCTCGACCAGATACAGCTTTCCTGTTTCTTTCTCTGGGGTATCGTCATCGGTCCCGAAAAGGACTGCATCCAGGTGTTCCATGTCTTTTTTGGTGATGTAATAGCCGCACGCCTTAACAAAAGCGATGAACTCGTTCAAAAGAACTCTGTAAGACGGGGTGCCTACTTGGATAGCACCCTCCCCTGGTTCATAGAAAGAACGCACTTCCCTTTCTGTGGTGACATCGCTGTCATCCAATGTCAATCTGAACATTCCCATAGCTAGTGCTCACCCTCGGTTCGAGCCCTAAGGAACGCACCGTATACGGTTCTCCTCATGTGGCCGTCAATCGTACAGAAACTGGCTTGACGGGACGTGTAGCTCTCGTAGTATTCGTCACGTTCCTTGGATGACGTGAATGTCGAAGACGGGATGAGCGCTTCCCCGATTGCCTCCAACGCATTTTCTCCGTGAAGGATTTCACCGTTCGATTCGAAGCACAGCATCTTTATACATTCGTCCCGTCCTTTTCCAGTAGGGTCTTCATCAGGAGATGGCGCATTGTCGATAATGACATTCATCCGTATTTGGTTCAGGATGAGATACTTTGCTGCGACGATGCTTTCAAGCTCGATGCATAAGGCTATCGTGTTCTTCAACGGCTCCCGTTCGTCATACTTAGTGATGACTGCGATGTAGTGCCTCTTAGGCTTTTTGGAAAACCAGCCCATTATTCCTCCATAACTTTATAGGTTGTATCCACCACTGATTTTTGCGGATGGAAAAGTTCAATTTCTCTGTTAGGGGTGTTCTCTGCTGCGGAACATGCCATGAATATAATAGCAATCAGGGAAAGTAATATACATCTTGTGTTCATTTCTTTTCCTTCATCTTGCGGAAGCTCCACTTGTCGAACCCCTTGGAGTCCCTAATCTGGTCGTCAGTGCCGACAGGCATCGTGGGCGACGTGTTGTTCGTGAGTACATTGCCGATGAACATTTCAAGTTCCTGCATTGCGGTGAACGGGTCAAGCTGGGTTACGAACCTGATGTCTTCCTCGATGTTCTGCAACTTATAGTCAAGCCCGCAGCGAACAAGTTCGGCAATAGGAATAGCAGTGAGCTGAGGGTTTACAATCACAGTGTAGGCATAGTTCTTGCTATGCGGACGGTACTTGCTTCCATCATAACCGACCGCAAGGATGGGCGAATTGAACTGAACGAAGATGTCGTGTTTCCAGAACGGGTCGGAAGCCATGTCAACGATGGGGTCTCCCTTTGTGAACCATGGGAGCAAACTCTGGATTTCATCCTGCTTCACGTAGACATACTTTGCATCGTACGGGTCCTTAGACAGTTGCTTCCTGTAGCAATGGAACCACTTGCCGCAAAATCCGATGTGGAACAAGTATTCTGTCGAGTTGAACACTTCGAATCCCTCGTTACTCCCAGAACATATACGGCTTGGCAGTTCCTGATTTCTGGTAACGCTTTCAGTACGAGTGTGACGCTCGTACACGATGGTCGGGTCGTTGAACACGCTCAACGCACTGTCGTAATAGTCTCTGAACTTTGAAAATATACGCATGGCTAAAATATACACAATAAATAAAGGTTTGTCAAGGGGCAAACCCATATTTATTAAATCTTTTCTTTTTCGGTGCAAATATAGTCGCCCTTTTCGTAAGACCATTCCTTCGGAGGGCCAGGATTCGCCTTTTCGCACTTGTATTTCCACGGAAGCCAGTGAGGCATCCAGTCGGATATCTCGTTGTATCGGCTGCAGTGCTTGCAGTCACGGCATATTTTGGGAATTTCGGCGTCGGTCATAAATTAGTCCATACGCACTCTGCACAGGAGGTGGTCGAGATGTACGCAGTCTTCGTATATCGAATCGTCGAAAAATTCCTTAACCACCTTATTGAAGTCGTCTGGGTTAGGAAGAGACCAAGTGCAGACATACGAGCGCTTTCCCTTGCGTTCGTTCGCCGTTATCACATTGACGTGGCACTTGGGCGCATCATCGCTGGTTCCGATAATGAGTATGGCTAGCGTGGTCAAGGACACTTCGTCATTGAGCTTGAAGCCGTCATTGTATTCAATTTTGTAGGTAAGAACGTCCTTGTACTTTACTGGTCCCGAACCGTCGATTTTCTTGACGTGTTCTTCAATGAAAACGGGCTCCTTGTGCGGCAAACCGTATTCATTGAGTGCATCTTCGATAATACCGACCGTGCTTGACAGGAGTTCATCGACATCCTGGTTGGAAATGATGTTTCTTACCATCTTGCATCTCCTTTACATTGACAGGAACAGTTTCCAAATTTTCTTCGATTTCTCGATGTTCGCCTTATGAAGTTGTTCCACGGAAGTGGACAGGTTGACAATGATGTTGTCCTTCGGGGTGTTCATCCAGCGCTCGTATATAGCCTGTGTCACCTCGTGGGGCGCCTTGAAAGTAGTTTTAGTTAGAAAGTCGTAGTAGTTATCATCCATAGGATAATCCTCTTAGTAAGATTCCAAAGCGTGTCTTTCTCTGTAATCCTGCTCTTCTGAGCGTTGCTTATACTTTTCTCGTAAAACCTGCAATGACTTCTCAAAATCAATTTCACTGCCCTTGTTTTTAAGCACCCATTCCGCACCAGCTATAAAAATGATGTATGTATCAACAAAGTCCATTGCAGTTTTCGTGTATTCCAGAGTCTTATTCGTCATCCGTTCTGTAGTATGACTTGTTACATTATATGTAGGCGGAGCGGGGTCCTTGTCCGAACCGTGCCTGCAAAACAAGTAATACGCATCAATAGCCTCTTTGCCAGTACACCAGTCCAACGGAGTGAGCGAATAGAAAGACCTCTCAAAATTGAACTGATGGCCTTTCGCTTCGACCTGTTCCCCGACTTCCTTGAAACGGTCAGTCCTGTATACAGGTTTTCCATCGGCATACGCCTTCATGATTTCAATTTGTTCTTCAATGCTCTGCGCCATGACGGTCTCCTATATGGTACACAAAACGATTTCGATTACCAGTGCTAGAATCAGAGGCAAAATCCATGTAAACTCAAGTCCGATAAACATACATCCAATTTTGAGCACAAAGCTCAACGCACAGGTTATAACAACGTATGCAACAACAAGTAGAAACCCAGATGCAATGACCTCGACAGCTGAAACCCTGTCCTGACGCTCATTTTCAACACGAAACGAAATAATAGGTTTACTCAACATAAAACACCAAACGTAAATTTTCGTTTACTAACATTTTTCTTGATATTAACATTTCGAAATGTTAGAATCAGAAAAAATGTTAGAAATAGAACTTTCCACAACTATTGAGCGAGTCCGACTGCTCGGAACACTGTTTTTCGTAATAGATTTCAGTACCAGAGCCCGAATCGTGGTTGCAACCATAAAGCATTGCAAACACTGCAAGGAACAGTACCAGCAGAACCAGGCAGATGTAGTCTCTGTGAATCCACTTCATGGTTAATCCTTTTCAGAACAGACGTCGACAACAAAGTTTTTTGCCTTACGTTCAATTAATACGACAACGACTGCAGTTGCGATGTAGATGAGTGCGGCAATTATTTTCTTTTTCATGAGGAATCCTCCATTTATTGTTTGGTTTGACGATAGAAATATACATATTTATCTAAGTATCGTCAAGGGAATTTGGCAAAATAAGCGTTATTTTTACCAGAGTTGACAGGAATTGGATTTTATGCTATATTTTTACCAAAAAGAGGTGTAAAATGGATAACGAAACCAACGATTGCAGCCTTAAACGGCTATTCGACAAACTGTACCCGACGGATTTCACGTTCGAATACCACTCGAACTCGGAAAACGGTGCGTACATCAAGGTGCTTCTCTACAATGACTTGTGGATTCTTGTTTATCCGCACAGCGAAGACAGCTACGAGGTCGTAAAGCACGACTATTCTGCAGAACCGCAGGATGTTACGTTCTACTGGTCGTTTGAAGACCTAATCCAGTATCTAATGATGAATTACGAGGGGTAGTATGAATCCGAACGAAATTAAGGCGGCAGACCTGGACAAGTTGAGAACCTACTACATCAACACGAAAAACGGGTTCGTCGGAAAGGAAACGACGGAAGAAAAGACCCAGTTCGTTATGGAAGGCCACAAGGCCCTATACTTTACGAAGGCCGACGATGCAATCAAGTTTGCGAACACGATGGTAATGAGCGGCTCAGTACAGTTCGCAAGGGTGTTCTATTGCAACCCGCAGGGAATCCATCCCATCGCACTGATTCGCAAGGAATATGACGGCAAAATGAAATACGTCTACCTCGGATTAGGCGGAACTGGAATCCCCGTCATGGGCGGCCTTCCCGCACTGCTGAATCGAGTCAAGCAATCAAAACGATGAGGAGATGCCATGAGCAAAGAAATCCGCTGTCCTGAACTAAATCCGCCTGATTTCTCGCATAACCATCACGGTGAATACTACGGTGATGGTCTGCGTGGCATTCTAGGAGCGGTATATAGCGACCTGTTCATTGAAAAGGATTCACTTGGACGCTGTACGGGAGCCTACCACAGAAAAGTCAATGAATGGCAATGGCATGATAAGATGAAACCAGACCGTTATTCCGACACATACCTGTATGATTCAGAGGGCGGATGTCGAGTCAAAAAAGGAATATGCGGAAATAGGCTGTTTGTCATAGAGTATGATGGCGATAGTGACCGTCCTAAGTACGTGTGGAACCGTCTTGGTGAAGCATACGACGGCGACTGGTACGAGTTTTTCGGATTCACTTACCACCCAAACGGGGACTTGAAGGCAATCGACTACTGGGGTCAAGGTGGCAATATGAGCGGTCATTATGAATACACTGTATCCCAGAAGAGAGTCAAAACGTACATCGACGGGAAAAAAGATACAGATGTAACCAGTACAGTAGTCAAGATTAACGGTCATACCACATATATGACAAAACTGCCTGTCACGACAAACTGGCGCATATACATCTCACGCTATGCCTACCAACACCTATATAGCGATGCGGCGAAAGCATTAGGTCTAAACGAAACGACAATGTGCTACCGTCCTAAGAGACGGATGACCAAGAAGGAAAGGGAGTGGGCATTAAAGCATTGTGCTGTGGCCCAGATGTTAGCTGATAGCGATAGAATTAATCAAGGCATATTATAGAATTAAAACATCAAAGAGGTTTAAATGATGAAGCAACCGATTCTACTGATTGAAGTGATTGAAACCGCACAAAAGTATGAGGACGAAATTCATATTGCAAAAGACTGTGACCGTTTCTACGCCTATGTCCTCGGTCGTGGCTATACAAGAAACTTCTGGATGTCTGCAAATCAACTTGAAAAAGCCATCCGTGAGATGGGGTTCAACGGAACGATAAAAGTGGAGTCAACGTGATGGAATGGTCATTAGACGCTATTGTCGTAAGAAGATATGTGCCGCCAGGTGTTTCGAGAAAGCAAAAAATATAGTTTAACTTGTATAACATAACTCAATGGGGTAATATTATGAGCAACACACACAGCATGACATCTGTTCAGGATATCCTGAAATGTCTTCACGAACACGGTGTACAGGGAAACACCGCCAGGATGGAAGTGGTCAAGATGCTAGACCATAAACAGGTAAATACCAACTACTGGTATTCACCAGAATCAATCGTCAGGCAGTTGAACGATACCATAAGGCTTTATCTTACCGACCTCCTATGCGGCGAAGTACCCGAACATAAGAAAGCTACGCTGAGCAAGCTGAAATTTGAACTGAACAAGGCGGAAGACCGAGTTGTAATTTATCTTGCTGATGAAGTCATTGGTCACATTTTCTGGTGCAACGATGAGTATAATCTGTGTTGGGAAGCTCACAACACCAAAAAACCAGAACAACAGTTTGACACTTGGAAATTTTCCGGCCACTTTGAACTTGATACATTGATGGAGAAAATCACCACTGTTGTTGAGGCAATATCCAATGGAGATTGTAAGGTAATGCCAGTGGGTGAAACCGATGAATATGACATCAATAGCCGTGAAGCGTATGATGCCGCCATTGCCAAGATAAAGGCACATGTCGATGATGAAGTTGGGCGTGGTGAATATGATATCGTTTCATTAGTAGAGGAAGAAAAACAGTATTATAAAGCGTCACTTGCATACATCAAGTACCTGGAAGAAACCCTTGCCAATACACAATCTCTCGTGATTGCGTACGGTGAGAAGATTACTGAACAGAAAGATTCCCTGCTCAGAATGTGTGCCAGACTAGGCAAGATGGGCAACCTGGCTTACCTTAATGCTCAGGCGAAGCTGTCCGAAGTGTATGGCGACAAAGAAGGAGCACGACGGGCCGCCATCAAGAAGGAACAGTGGAAGGGTGTCGAACGCAAGTGCAAGGAGACGGTTGAACGGAACAACCGCCCGATTGAACTGACGGTCGGCGACAAGCATGTCAGTCCAAAGTTTTTAGGTTGGTACTGATTTAAGCGATTGTTCATAGTAGCAAAACTTTTGGTGGATATAGCCAAATAAAAAGCCCACGGATTTAACCGTGGGTTTTCTACTTGGCTATGTTCCTCGGCTTCGGAGGCGGTATTGGAAACACGTACTCTGGGTGAGCATCGTCTATGGTTGAATAGAAGAACATCTTGAGGACGTTTAACAGGGCGTCCCTGCTCGAAGTCATCATAGCCACATTGTATGCTCGGAATTCATCACGGGAACCATCGACTGTCGCCGTCATGCCATACATGGACGAGTAGTACAGGTGGACGAAACTAGGCACATTACCCTTGAAAAAATTATCCACCTCGGCAAATATCCACTTATGAAACGACGGATGCCATATCGGGGCTTCCTTGTCTGCCTGAATATCCTTTCTGATAATGTAAGGCATGTACATTGGCGGTGGGCTCCTTGTTTTTAACTATTCTACATTAAGTCCAGAACATCGTCTATAATGCTTGGCAGTTCATTAAACTTACGTTCAGAAATGTCGGCTCCATGCTGAGTCAGCCAGTCTGCAACGAGATGCCTATGACAAAATTCGCTTGGCTTCTCGTAGCAAACAAGCGTGAGACGGTCGAGGACATCTGGGCCGTATATCGCCGAAAGCTCCGACATCACTTCCTTGAAATCAAGCGTGTCGAGATATTTCAGAAACACGTCGGTATAGAAGTCCTTGTCTCCCCTGTGGACACCGTACTTGAAATCGTACAGGAGTTCCTTTGACGGGGCTAACTTCGGGTATGACGCTCGGTCGTACCACTCGGGGTTAATCCTGGCGATAGACACTGGATACTCGATGTTAGGCACCTGTGCAAAGTATGACGTGAACACCTAATAGTCCTCGTGTTTGAACTGGCGGAAATATGTATCGACCGTATTCTTGAGGAGTGCAACCGTCTGTTCATCCATGTGGAAACGTCCCTTGTTGATTTCAAGCGACTTGTCGATGTTGCCATCATCATGTCTCATGGTTGCTGCGAACCAGTCGCAAATCAACTCAATCATATCAACAAGGTTCATCCCGTTCACTCCGTTGGCGAAATGTTCGGGGTGATGCCTGTTTTCTGCATAATGATGGTTAAGGGCTTCTTTCAGACCTTTCAGGAACTCGTTGTACTCTGGTGAACCATAGGTACAACCTTTGAGCTTCGGCGTGTACTCGTCAAACAATTCCTTCTCGGGAGGAAGCAACTTGGAGTCATCATGATGGTCAGCCCTGTTCATGATGTCCTTTGCAGTGGTGTACATAAGGATGCGAAGGTCATCAGCTTGGTTCATGATGTCCTTTGCAACACTATACATCAGCATGCGAACGAAGTCACGATGCTTGTTGGTTTCTGGGGCGGAATCGTATGCGGTTTCCATTACTGTTCCTCCACATTCTTCTTGGCTTCTTGTTCATTGGCTTCAAAAAGATTGGCGAAGTCGTCAAGTTTGAGCGCATCCCAGATACCTGCGTTACGGAGCTCAGCTTCTGCCTTCTTCCTCTTTTCGGGAGATGCCGTCTTCAAGAAGCGGAGAACTTCAAAGAACTTGTCTGTTGCCGTAATCTCGGTCGGGACCTCTGTCGGGCGGAAATGCGGAACCTCGCCATTGAACAGGTATCCAGCCTGGTTCGTGATATTGCGGAGGATAACACCAGCAAAGCGGATATATGCGTGACGGAGGAACGTCATGTCGGGGTTCTGTCTTGCCTTGTGCATCGGCGGGAGATTTTCAAGTTCTTCCTTGGTGAGTTGACGGGTGATGAGCTTGCGGACGATAAAGACACCCTGCATGTTCATCGCTTCCTTGTCGAAGAACCATTCGCCAGACCAGGACTTCGCATTCCACTTCATGGCGTATCCTTTCTTCTTAATCATATCCATCTTGTCGTCGCTGTTCTTGCCGAGAAGTTCCTTGTGGGGATACAACGACTGTGCGACCATGCTGATGGAGTTCTTGATTGCGTCTGCCTGTCGCCAGCTGAGGACGAGGGCGGCAAAGTCCATGTGCGGCACGTTCCAAGCACGGCAATCGAAGTAAGCAGTGCGGCCTCCGATGCGACGTTCAAGCTTGGTGAACTCGACATCATGCACGAGGTAGTTGAACTTCACGCTTGCAACAGCGGAAAGCATGCTGCAAATCTTCTGGATTCGACCACCGAAGTAGTAATCGCCGATGTGGGCCATCGGTTTCAGGACGAGGGTGATTTCATCGGACTGGGTATAACCGATTACAGCATTGCATTCTTCCATGAGTGCGGTCGTTACACGGCACATGACCTCTCGGAGCTCGTCATCGAATGGCCGCAAGCAATTCTTGGTCACGTTGTGGAAAGCACGTCCGTCAAGACGGATGCACACGGGAAGGCCAGGGACGAGGGTTCTTTTCGCTTCGATACTCTCGTATTCCTTCATGAAGATGTCAAGGTTAGAATATGACATGGTTTACCTCTTTAGGTTTGTTTCGATAATTTCTGCAAGTTTTGCCTCTACCTCGTCATTCTGGTAGGAGGCGTTGAACGTCTTCGACATGCAACGGGGAAGATGACAGGCCTTGTTGATGACATCTAACAAGGACACTCCCTCATCAGCACGACCAATGATGGAACCGTCTTCGTCAAGCGTTACGTCGAACATCTCGGCGCTCAATATCATGAAGATGTCACCTTTGCCAGAGACGCAGTATTCCACCGTGATTAAAGGAACTTCCTGCCTCCCGTCAGTCGCCAAATGGTATTCGTACGATACGTCAGTGCAACAACGGTCTTCGTCATCGATTTGACCCTTCTTAATAGGGACGATGCCGTTATCAGAAAGGGCCTTGTCGAGCTGTTCGAATGTATTTATCTTGGTACTCATATTAGGTCCACGCAAGAACGAGAAGGACGGTGATTATTACCAATGATACGATGACTTCCATCCAAGGAAACTCATCTTTCTGTTCACTGCTGTTTTCAATCTGGTTCTGATTCATAAATTTTCCTCATATAATTAGAAATATAAAACAATTTATGGGATTTGGCAAGGCTTCGTTCAGTATTTTTTCTACTTGACATCCTTGCTCCAGTTATCTATCTTTCAATAAAAATAACCCGAGAGGTATCACAATGAAGCGTGACGAAATCATTTCCAAGTTTATTGACGACCTTACCGACAAGACCGGCCACTACGGATACGACGGTTTCATCGAATTTCCCGAAAGCGGGAACTCGTTCAAGCTTGTTATTAACCCTGCACCTGGACGCCGCACCGCTCCGAGGGACACCGTGATACACGAAGTGCTCAACGTGGTGAAGTCGCATTTCCCGTCCGATTGCGTGACATCGAGGGAAAGCAACGGGGATTACCCGCACGGCTCCTACATCATCACCGTTTCCGACTACACCCGTTACCACGACTAGGTCGTAAAGGTATAGATGCCACAGAGTACAAGGAAAGAAGACACCAGATTGGCCGAAGTGGTAAACGATTATCTCGACACAGTCGCTTACCCGCAGACCACCCACATGAGATACATAACCCGTGTCACAGACGCCGACCAGCAACAGGCGGGAAGTGACCTCGTAGTCCACATAAACGGAATGGACCTGACCTGCGACGAGAAGGCCGCAGTGAAGTACATAGGCAAGCCCCTATCGACATTCTCGCTGGAAATCGGATACATGGACAATCATTACCACCAGCAGCACCGTCTTGGGTGGCTAATCGACCCGCAGCATACGAACGACCTGTTCTCGTTCGTATGGCTCCCTCAGGCGGCCCGTCCAGATATCCAGACCCCGTCAGACATCATCCAGTGCGACATAGCTCTTGTCCGCAAGCTGGACATAATGAACTATCTCGAATCAATGGGATGGACTCCGAAGAAGCTGGCGATAAAGGAGAATTACATCAGGACGGGAACTGGGCTGACTGAACTCGGCAACTTCCAGCAGCACGGACTACGGTTCACCATAAGCCGTTTCCTGCACGAGCAGCCAGTAAACGTGCTGTTGCAGAAGGAAACCTACATGCAGATGGCAATAGGTAGGTACTCGTTGATAAAAGACAGGCTTTCTTACATATTTGAACGAGATATTGATTCTTTCATCGAACCCCCACGCATAAGGTTATAAACTAGAGTTGATTAAACTAAGGGTTTAAATATGGAAGAATGGTTACCAGTTCCAGGATGGATAGCAGTTCCAGTTAAGAAGAAAATCGTGGTTCCTAGCGAAAAGATGTCCAGACTGTTTGTGGACACGCCTGACGAAGGCGGAAAACTGGGAAAGGCAATCGAGGCAAACCTAATGCGCCTAGTCCAGTATTCGGAGGATAAGGATATTTTTGCCGCCCCGAAACTAACGATAAACAGCCCAGATGTTCCAGACTTTGCTGGCGGAGCACACAGTATCGGAACGGGAGAGTTCAGCCAAGGAAGTCCATCGATTGAATTGCCGCCATCGGCATCAGGAACCGTATATCTCCGTCCGAAAGAATTGGTTAAGGTCTCCGAGAAGACTATCCGCATGAAGCTTACGGTGAAGGAGGCGGCGATATTCCTTCACGAGGTGAACCACGCTATCCACAGGTTTGTGAACCAAGGACGATACTTACATCCTACATCCAGCGATGCTCTCGGTGCTGTTTCACAAAATCTCCACATGGGTATAATGAGCCGTCATCTACAGAAGGATTTCAATCCGATTAAAGGATTTGTCGAAAAGAAGGCAAACGAGATGGAAACATACTGGCTTTGCTGCTGTGATGCGAGCAAGTACCATTTCAGCGAAGAAGTAATAACCGCAATCAAGGCGGTTAACAACCAGAACCTGCTCGCCGCAAAGTACGAGAGGCTCGCAAACCAGAAGCAGGCGGATAGATTGAACAGCAACCTCGAAGACGACAAGCTATGGTCAAAGCTGTATGATATCGAGAAGCTGGACCCAAGGAGGCCGTCACCGCCAAGCGACGACCTGTTCAACGATATGGGCGACGACCCCAAGACTGAACCCACCGAGCAGTTATAAACTATAAGTGAAAGAAGGATAGGTTTAACCATGGAAAATCAAGACCTCAACAAAGAATTCGGTACATCCCTCCCGTACACCAAGGATAGGGTGAAAGATATCGCCAAAAGACGTGGCGTAACAGATGTCAAAACCCTTGGCATGTCCTCTTTGAGAAACCCTGCATCCGACTACGGCGTATCGAAAATATGGAAAGCTGCTAAGGAAGACCTGATGAAGCTTGGTGGAACACTGGCTGACATTATGTCAGTGGCCAAGAAGTACTATTCATCTTACCTCGATTATACCCCACAGGAATTGTCTGCCGCTAGGCAAGTATGGGCTAAGGCAGAGGCTGAACTTAGACAGTTGCTCGACGCCGACGAGGACACCCTTTATAACATTGCATTCAAGTATTTCGAGGATGACCTCTCCTGGTGCGAAACTGATGAAGACAGGCGAGACGCAATCAATACCCTGTTGGATGACGAATCCCTTGACGAAAAGCTCAAAGAAACGATTTGCGAACAGACCTGCACGCTCGCTGGACATTCATATCCAGTGTTCAGCACAGAAGAGGCCAAAAACACAGATGTAGAAGATTTGCTCAATGACCTCGAAGGTAGACTGAGACAGCGTAGCTCAGTCGATGAACACATTATATCAGATGTTATGGGTGAATCTCTTCTTTCAACGGACGGTGTTGATAAATTATGCCAGAAGCTAAAAGAAAAGATTTGCTCCACGCAATACATTAGCAACAGGACGAAATATACTCTGTTCACAAAGGGAGAGGCACAGACCAAGTCTATCGACGAACTGTGCCAGATGCTTGATGCTAGATTGGACAAGATGGGCGCCCTGCTGGATGAAGATTTCCGAGACCGTAATACATTCCAAGACGCCCAGACGAACCATACTTACGAGGAATTGTTCAAGGCTCTGGCACCATTCCTTGATGCCAAGCTCGGCGAAAAAATGACAAAAAAGAAAAAACCCATATTCCAGGTTACATACGACGAGGTATCTGAAGCTCTCGTATGCGTTCACCAGGAAACTGGCCGTAAAATTCTTATTGTCGTTCCCAATGTCGATTACGAGGAGGAAGTTGGACCTCTCGACACTCTCGTATGCGACATACATGTCGCTGGATTGGGTCTGCCAGATTCCCACCCGTTGTACCAAGACATCACGCAAATGAAGGAAGTTCTCAGCTACAACCTTACAATACGTGGACGTGGATACTCTCCTCGAAAGGATGGAGAATACGACATTGTTGGCGTAAAGGCATCAGACCTTCCAAACATCATCTTCCGTGCAATCGAAGATTGGCAGGCTGCGTCAACCGCATGCAAGCTTGATACCGATGCATGGAATGAAGCTAACGAAACCATGGGTGGCGAGAATCTGGATGATTTGGAATTCGAGGTTAATAGAAACACATACTTCAACAAGTTGGCCAATACCAAGGACCCGTCTGCCTTAACTTCGACTTACTACAAGACGATGATGGACGACCTGAAAAACCGTACTGACCGAATCGCTCCAAAACTCGACAAAAAGGGAAAAGTCACTGACGAGGATGTAAGCAACGCTTTCAACAAGCTGCAAATTGCTCTTGGTGGAATAACTGCTGACGGTGATATCTTTACCGAGGACGAGCTGGACGAGCTGGACGGACTCGACGATGATGACCTGGAAGTGGTACCCCACGACGACAAGTCCTAAGTCTATCCAAATCAAAATGAATTAACATCAAAGTCCCTTCGGGGACTTTTTTTCGTATTTTCACCAAAATTCCCTTGACAACTCGTTTTTAATTAGTTATATTTATGATATCAACATAAGGATATAATCATGAGTAGAACATTTGACGAATTGCCTAGCAAGGATTACATGGGAACCATCTCTTGGAGCCACCCGTATTTCGGTGCTCCCCAGCCGATGTTCGGTTCCGCCATCAAGACAAGCCACCCCGTATGCATCCGCATTGACAGGGCAAAAGTAATTTGCCACGGAGGGGACGAATCCGACACTAGCATCCTTCCAGACAATCAGCCGTACATCGAACTGGAAATGACCCCGTTGCAGTGGGCAGAATTCCTGACGTGCGGAGGACAGGCGGAAGGTGTTCCTTGCACAATTACCAAGGTGGACGGCAAGATTATGTCTCGCCCCGAAGAAGATACAACGGCTGACAAGTATCTCCAGTCCACGAACGAGCATTTCGACGAGTTTTCCAACGGCATCAAGCGTTTCGAGAAAGAACTGACTGATGCCATCGCAAGCGGAAAGCCCATGTCCAAGACGCAGATGAAGGAAATGCTGGACAACATGAAGTGCTTCCGCACCAACAGCGTAGCCAACCTGAACTTCCTCAGAACACGTTTTATGGAGGAAATGGGCAACATCGTAGTGAAGGCCAAGGCGGAGGTCAACTCCTATGCCGAAATGCACCTGCACGAACTTGGAGTAAAGTGCCTTATGGACCAGTCGGATAATATGGATGGAGACAAGATAGTAGCCAAGTATCTCAGAAAAGAAATCGGTACATCGGAGGAACCGAATGACTGAAATAAAGAAATACTTTGACCAAAACAAGGACGACAGAAACGTGTCCTGCATGATGAAACTCGTCCATGCGGTTTCGTCTGCTGGCGGAAAGGCGTATGTCGTCGGCGGTTTTGTCCGTGATGCAATCATCGGGAAGGAAAACAAGGATATCGACTTCGAGATTCACGGTCTCGATGCCTCCACAATCGAGAAAATCCTTTTCGAGGTTAGCGGAAGCCCCGCATTGAAGAAGGGCTCCTCTTTCGGCGTGTACGGAATCAAGGGTTACGACTTTGATATCGCAATGCCCCGCAAGGAACACTGCATCGGTTGCAAACACACCGACTTCGCCGTGTCCGTAGACCCGTTCATGGGTGTCGACGAGGCAAGCCGTCGCAGGGACTTCACCATCAACTCCCTCATGTACGATGTGGAGGCCGATGAAGTCGTGGATTGCCACAAGGGTTGCGACGACATCGCAAGCAAGACCATCCGTCACGTTTGCGACGAGACCTATGTAGAGGATGCCCTCAGAGTGTTCCGAGCCGCACAGTTCGCAGCCAGATTCAATTTCGGCATCGCCCCAGAGACAATCGAACTGTCCCGTTCAATTTCGGGAAAGCTTGAAGCCCTGTCGGGTGAACGGGTCGAATCGGAAATGCACAAGGCCCTGATGAAAGCCGACAAGCCGTCCATCTTCTTCAGGAAGCTTCTCGAAATGGACGCCATCGGTTACTGGTTTCCCGAACTGACTGCGTTAATCGAGACTCAGCAGTGCCCCGAGTTCCATCCAGAAGGAAACGTGTTCGAACACACCATGCTCGTAATCGACGAGGCGGCAAAGGTTAGAGACCGTGCGGATAACCCATACGGATTCATGCTGGCCGCTCTCTGCCATGACTTCGGAAAGGCGAAGACCACGTTCTTCCACAAGGTTAAGCAGCGTCTCGTTTCATACGGTCACGACCAGGCGGCGAAACCCCTCATAGACACGTTCATGGACCGTCTCAGGATGCCGAACTCGATTCGCTCGTATGTTCAGAACCTGACCATCCTGCACATGCAACCGAACATGTATGTTGGCAACGACGCTACAGACTACGCTTTCAACCACATGTTCGACCAGACGAAACATGCGGAAGACCTGATGTTGCTGGCCCGTTGCGACCACTTTGGCCGTGGCGTGCAAATCGAATACGCCCATTACGAGGAAGTTCTTGCCGACAGGCTCCACAACTACCGTGAACTCATGAAGCAGCCAGAGGCGACAGCCGACGACTTCATGAAGCTCGGCGTAAAGCCGTCGGAGCTTCTCGGAGAAATGCTGGCAATGTCGCATAAGTTGCACTTGAAGAAAACACCCCGTGAAAAGGCAATCGTCCTTACGAGAAACCAGTTCGCAAAACGGATTCGATTACAGAAGGCCGAAGCCTAGAAAAAAGCCCATCCTTATCAAGGACGGGCTTTATTTTCATAATTGGCTATGGGCTATTTATGCCCATAGAGTTTTTCGAGGGCGTATACCTCAATCTCCTTTTTCCATGTCTCGTAGGAGTACCAGCCAAGAATACTTTTCTTGAATGTTTCTGGAGTCTGGCGTTCTCCATCTGGGTCACAACAGATGCAGCATAGTTTACCCAAGGCAATCTGGTCAAACATATAACGCATCTCTTGCTTGTCGCTCGGGATAGAGTTATTGGGCGGGAAATCGAAGTCGCTGTAAATTATGATTAGGTCATACTCCGCACCGAACGTAAGGTTGTATCTTTTCTTCTCCTCAGGAGGATACTTACGAGTACGTGACTTGGTAGATAACGGGATTCCGTTAGCATCAACCTCAGGTGGATACACGTACGGTGTCAAACGGTCAGCAACGCTATATATGTTAGTACCGCCTCCACCGACCGATGTTTGCAGAACTGCTTCCACTGGTTGTACAGCAATTCCGCTACCATTTGCAAGAGATTTCGCTACGTTAAGGTTGAATACCCTTGGTATATCACAAGCGTCATCCCACATTGCGTACCTAAGCTTAGCACCACGCAATTTCTGTGCAATGTCTGCAAGAAGCCCTGTTGCACCGAGAAGTATGCTTCGTTTACACCACATAGAGCCTGATGCGTCAATTGCAATAAGAACCGATGGTGTGAAGTCGTCATACGTGTTAAAGCCGCCCGTGGAAAAGTGACTTCGGGTAGGATTATTCATGTTCCTAATCTCGCCATCAATGTTTGCCGTGCGTCTCGGGGTCCTTGCCTTGCGGAGTAGGTCAGCTGCGATTTTCAACTTCATATCGCTACGGATATGCAAGTTCGCATCGTTATTTAGGTCATTTATCTTAGAGTTAAGCTCTTGCAGCTGCCGTTGTTCCTCAGCATTAGCGCTCTTTTGCTTGAGCTCTATGTTGCTGTTTATCTCGGATTTAACATTTTCCAAGTTGTTCATGAAGGAATTGCTTTCGCCTGAACCAGCCATTGCAGAACTCGATTGCACCCGTGAGAATGTACTCGTGTCGTTGGCAAACTGAGCTATGTTGTTATTCAATCCCATTAGATTGATGTGCTTGCCGCCAAGTCCACCTGAAACGCCAGAGCCTGCACCATTTTGCTGGTCGTCGCTGCCGTCTATACTGCTGGGTGAATTTCCTTCACCAGAATCGTCTGTACCACTGGACTGTGAACCATTAGAGCCACTCTGACCATTGGATGATTGCTGACCTGGCTGACCGCTAGATGAACTGCCATCGTAAGTCTCATCACCTTCGCCGCCAAACTCGCCGCCTTCGGTATCGCCTCCTTGTGCGCTGCGGTTGTTCCCCTGCATAGGAACCTTGCCGAACGACATAGGGCCATAACCTTCTATTTCAGTTCCGTCACTTCCGTCGGTGCCGCCGTTTCCATCACCGTCGCCGTCACCATCCCAGCTGTCGCCAGTACCGTCAGAACCGTCGCCGTCATCATATTCACCATCTTCGTCGCCGTCGCTTCCGCTTCCGTACCCATCGTCGCCATCGCTTCCGTTAGAGCCCTTGCTACCCTTGGAACCATTAGAACCAGACTGTCCGCCAGCTCCGTCTGAACCGTCGGAACCATCCTGACCATCGGAACCGTCGGTACCATCGGAACCGTCAGAACCATCCTGTCCATCAGCCCCGTCAGAACCGTCAGAACCATCAGAACCATCCTGTCCATCAGAACCATTTGAACCATCCTGTCCATCAGCACCGTCAGAACCATTGGAAGCCTGCTGGGCACCGTTCTGTGCATCCTGTGCGGCCTGCTGTGCATCTTCGGCAGCCTGTTCCATTGATTGCACATCCTTGCTATCAGACGGGTCCATACCAGCCTGTTCCATTGCCTGTTTCATGTGCTGGGAAGCTTCCTGCATTTCCTGGGCAGCCTGCTGCATCTGTTGAGCGGCCTGTTCCATGCCCTGCTGGTCTCCTGCCTCAGCAGCTTGCTTGTACTGCTTCATGGCGGAGTTCATCGAACGGGAAGCCTGCTGCATTTCCTGGGCAGCCTGCTTTGCATCGGAAGTTTGACCACACTGCTTGCTACAATTCTGTGCAGCCTTGTTAGCCTGCATGGCGCTCTTCATGACATTCTTTGAAATCTCTTGGGCACTCTTCTGCTCACCGCCCTGTTGGCCACCATTCTGCTGTTGATTCTGTTGAGACTGGCGTCCCTGCTGACCAGGCCGTCCTTGCTGACCTTGCTGGCCCTGCTGACCGTCCTGTTGGCCATCCTGCTGTTGATTTTGCTGTGACTGCGGCTGGTCTTGAACAACTGCACCCCACGGGCTTGACTGGGATTGTCCGTTATCACCCTGTTGTCCCTGCTGTTGTTGTCCTTGCTGACCTTGCTGGCCCTGCTGACCTTGCTGTCCCTGCTGCTGAGGGTCATCTTGCTGCGGGAGAGAGCCAGAAAATGCCGGTGGGAGCTGCTGAGAGACGTACTGTTGGAACATACGGATGTAGTTTCTGAGGGTTTCCAAGTTCCAGTCGTCATCTTCAAATTCTTTATCGAGGCTTTCACAAACCTTTTCGACGCCTTGCAAGACAGCTTCATTCTCGTACAACGCCTGCAATGCGGCAAGTCGTTCGTTGAGGATTTGGTTGTTGCCCATTATTCGCTTAAAGATGTTGGAATGGGCCATCATCATCTGCACGGCCTTGGTATGTGCCTCGCCCTCGCCATGACGGTAGTCATAATATCCGCACTCGACGCCAAGACCCATCGTAGCGATTATTGCAAAGAATGTCGCATAATCTCGGTCTTTTGCCAGCTGATGAATGAATGCTGGATTGTATATCACGCATCCGTTGTCGATTTTGTCTTCATAGTTTGACGCAAGCACGATGGTTTGTGTTTCACCGTGACGTGCAGGGACCCAATCGAAACCCGTTATAATCGGCATGAATATGGCGACAGGGGAAGTCCTCTCCGAAGCCATAAGCTTAAAATCTGCGAGTTCCTTTTCGATTTCTTGCAATTCTTCCTTGGTATATTCGCTCATGAGCAATCCTCTATAAATCAACTACAGTTTATACCAATGTGCGGCATACGGCTGCGACATTGGTGATGTATTTCTTGATAATTTCTACTACGGCGTCCTCGCATTCAGGAACCTGGATTTCGGGAACGAAGGATTCATAGGAGTCCTCGCCGATGATGAACGATTCCTCGATTCCGTCCATTATAAGGTCCTTTCGGTAAATTTCCGAGGCGACGGCACGCTTTACGAAAATCAGCTTTCCGCCTCGGCTCATCATGGGAAGGAACAGGGTGAGGTTCTTCATGAATGTTCCGTCCTTTTCCGAAGTGAACGTATCCATGTAGAGGATTTCGTTTCCACCACGGTCGTAGTACTTTTCGGGAACATGCTTCGGAGTAAGGCACATGGCGTAGCCAGACTCGCCGTCGAAGTATTTCTTCTCTGTCCACTTGCCGTTCTTAATCGGCATTGTTGTACCCATGTCGACGCCAGCCTTTACTGGGTCGTTTTCCAGTCCGCATTCCTTGCAGAGCTTCAAAATTCTGGTAACTAGCATAATCTACCTATCTTTAATCTTGACTGAATAGTCAGCTTCCTCGGCATGTTGTTCAATCTTGCGGAAGACCCCCTTCAGTTCGAGAAGGAGTTCCACGTCGTTTGCCTGAATCATCTTGAACAGCTTGATTGTCTCGCCCCTTAGGAAGTCGAGCTTTTCCAGCAGTTCCTTCTTGTAGACGGAAAAATCGAAAGTTTTCAGTTCATTCAGCAATTCGTCGATGTCGTCGAACGCTATGCACGGCCCGTCCTCGGACAGGATGACGAGGTCTATCCTGCTTATGGACGGGGTGTAAGCAAGCTCGATAATGAAAGTGGAACCCTCGGGGAGTTCAACCTGGCCGACGGTTCCAGCCTTGTTCATGACATACTTTTCACCAAGGGGTATAATCCCGTCGCACTTAGTCTTGTACTCGTTGTAGAGCTTGTCGTAAGTTTCCTTCGGGATTATTCCTTCTTCGTTGCAGAACTTGGAAATATCCATTACAACCCCTGAATCTTCCTGATGATGCTTTCTGCGGTAGCGAGAGGGATGTCGATGGCGTCAACTTCTTTCGGGTTGACAACCTGTTCCCTATATTCATCGGCATTAGGAACGGCAGGGTCGAAACTTGCCACGGTGAACAACGGGTTGGAACACTTGTAGACGCTTTCGTTCTTTGCCGCTTTGAGTTCGGCAATCGTAGCATGGTACTTGTTGAGAAGACGGTTGTACTCTGCGGAAAGCGAGTTGTAGCTGGCAAGCGTTGATGCCGCCTTCATTTCGGCATCCTCTGCACGTTTTCTGAAATCACGCAAGCTGTCCTGCAGGCGTCTGACGCTTTCACGGGCTTCCCTCAGGTCCTTGTCCTTCTGGTTAAGCTCGTTGTACAGCTCGTTAATCTTGTTGGCCATTTCCTGGTTGCTGGAAAGAGCTCTTTCCTTCGGCTGTGGTTGAGTGCGTTGAGAATCCCATTCGCTCGGATGTCTCGGCATCCTGATAGAGACGGGGGTAGGAGCACAACTCTTGTTTAGCGCACTCAGAATTTCTTCCTCTGGGACTCCGATAAGTCCGCTCAGTAGACCAAGGATAGGGTCGTTTTGCATAAAAATACCTCTGAATTAGGTTTGCTTTCGCTTAGTTAAAATATATTATTCGGGTCGTCTTCTATCAACTTCTTGTTCAGCACGGCGAATAAAGCGTCTATGGCCTCCCTTTCGTCGTGTACAGCGAATACCATTCCGCAGTTCGGACGGGCGTCGAACGAAAATTCGCCTTCCTTGTAATGCAAGTGACCAATCTGGTCGACATGTCCAGAACGGAATATGCCATGGGCAGTGTCTACAGTAAACCGTATCCTGACGATATTGAAACGGTGGATAAAGACATAGATTACCTCATTCTGTTCGCAACCCTCTGTTGTAGAGTAGAGGAATTTCAGGCCGACCGTCATGGCTTCCTGCAACATCCATGGCTCTTCCTTGATAACTGGTGTGCGTGTGTTGTTAATCGGTTCGTTTTTACTCATAAAATTGGAACAGGAATCCACCCGTAATGAACGGGCGAGATTCCCTTTGGTTGAAAATACTAGGTATGCTTAGCAGCCTGTTTCATGAAGTTGGAGTGTATCTGGTACACCGTCTTCATGTCATCACGCTGGAAGGCATCCACGGCATCCTTCGCTTCACGGAGGACGGCGATGATGCGGGAGTAGTACTCCTTGTCGTGGCGCTTCTTCATGAAGGTGGCGCTGTCCTGGAGACGCTTCATCTCGTGACGGATTTCCGTCTGGGTCCTGCACTTGCTGATGACACGTTCGAGGTGTCTTGCGGCACGGAGGTTAATCTTGCCGAGGTCGCTGTTTACGTCGCAGCCAACGGTAGAGTGTGAACGCTCCGCAATCCTGTTTTTGTATGCTTCGTTTTTCATTTTAGCATCCTTTGATTAGGGTGAACCGCATTATTCAGCATCTTCTCGGCGTGCTGGCTGTGCGGAATCAGCATTGCCGTTAAAAGTCCGATAATATCCTGTCCGCCTTGATTTGCCTGATTTTACGCTGCATCGTGAGCATGTCCACGACGAACGTCTTGAAACCTGGGGTCACATCGTTGAGCGACACAGAATTGACAGTCACCCTGTTGTTTATACAATTTAACATCGGGTTGGCCGCATATTTCTCGTAAAAATCCATCACGAGCTTGCCCTGAGGGGTCATTTCCAGCTTGTCGAGACTGATGCTGCTATTGAAAGCGCTGTCGTCGTTGAAGGACAGCTCGTTTATCTCTATCGGGTCGTAGAAAGGGTAAAGACGGAGTGTAGTCTCCCCGAGCATAGCCACGCATGTTTCGGCCATTTTCGCCAGGAACGAGGCGTCGTCGTACTTGCATGCAGAAGAAAAATAGTATGCACTGGAAACAGCGGATTGCCACGTATTCACCACGTTTTTAGAAAGCCCGCAACCAAGAAGCATCCTGTCTATCTCATTGAATGTCATGCCAGTATCGTCCTCTTGATTACGTCGGAAACGTCGGTTATCCCGTAGGGTTTCGCATCGCCTTCGGCTGGAATGTGGCATATCCACATCGCACCGACTTTAAGCGGGGTGTTCAACTCCAGTATCGCCTTGTACATGCTTAGCTGGATGCAGTAGTGATGGTAATTGAGATTGTACAAGTTGTCGAACGGCGGATACATCATGGTCGTGTAAGGCTTCGGTTCGAAATCCAGGTGCGAATTGGTTTTCCAGTCCCCGATTACCAGCTTGCCCGTCGTCTTGTCGTAAAGGAGGATGTCCATCGTTCCGCATATCAGGTGCTTCTTGTCGTAGACGGGAAGTTCCGTCCTGATTGGGACATACCTTTCGGACAGCTTTGCAAACAGGGCCTTGCATTTCGGTATACGCCTGTCGAAGTCGGCCTGTATGTCGTCATACTTGTACTTTTTCTTGAACTTGTGGTAATAGGACTTCCTGGCCCACAGGTTTTCCATTACGCTGTGTACCTCGTGCCCGATATCCTTTCCGTAATCGTTCTTGTCCTTCCACATGGCGAGAACTTCTTTCGGGGTCACGACCCGTCCAAGTTCCTTGGTCATCTTTGCAGCCGTGTGCGGAGCGACTTCCTTGTCCTTGAACTCGTCATGATGCTCTTCGATTACTGTCGAGACGGACTTATACTCGTTACCCTCAGAATCGGTGTAACGGTGACCTTCCTCCTCGAAATAGATATCCCTGAACGAGCTCCATAGGATATCGTGTAACTTATATAAGTTAGGAACCTTTTCTTCCATGAGTTTCCCTTTTTGTGGAAAAATACTAAAAATGTCTACAAATGTCAAGGGTGGCCCAGAAAAAGTTATAAACTCTTTACAGAAAAGCATTGAGTACAACTATGAACAACAAATCACTTTTTGAGCAGGCGGCGGGTAAGATTCTCTCGGCTAACCAGCTGGAAGGGGTCATGAAGCTCCATACAGCTCTTTTCGAGAACCAGTCCCCCGAACAGATGGCGGAAAATGTGGCTGATGCCGTCAAGAATGCCGTCGATGATTCGGTAGAGACCGCAGCCAACGAGCAGGTAATCCAGGATGTCGCAACTGCACCGTCAATGATGAGTCTTGAAGACCAACAGGATTTGAAAGCATTGGTCGACAACATGAGCGACACCGAGAAGGAGTCGTTCCTTGAAAGCCTCGACGACCAGCAGGTGCAAATCCTTGCAGAAGGCGTCGGAAACGCATGGCAATGGTTTAAGAACCTCTTCTCGAAAGCGGGCCGTAGTGCCAATAGGGTAAATAAGTACGGCAACTTGGCGGCTAAGGATGCCGCACTGTCCGCCCAGTTGGACAAGACCATGAACATCAACCCGAATCTGGTCAGCAACAAGATAGCCAATAAGCTAGACAAGTTGTACAACAAGAGAACCCAAATTCGTCAGAACATGGAAGACCTTAGAGCCAAGGCTTCAACTAGGGGCGGAACCGAGTTCGACGAAATGACGAACCTTGGCTTAAAGAACGGTTCAAGAAATTTCCAGGTCAAGGAAATGGAAAACATGAGGGCAAACCTGCAGAACCAGTGGCAGACCGAGTTCAATAAGGCACAGATGGAATACGATGCCGAAATGGACCGTATAGCGAAAAGAGCGGCCAGTAATTCACTGAAAGAGTCTTCTGTGCAAGCACAAAAAAGGAACGCCGCAAATAAATTCAAGGCTGCTATTGACGAGGCCAATGCGAAGTATTCGAACCAAATAAACGACATCAATTCCCGTATCCGTATGGCCAATCAAGAAGCCAGGTATGCACAACAAGCGAATGCTGGCTTCAATAACGGCTTTGGTGGTTTTGGCTTCAATAACGGTCTTAGGGGTACGGAAAGCCCGTTCGCTCAGAGATTGCAGAGGGACAAGATGTTCAAGCAGATGGGCAGGAACGGTGGTATGTTCATTGACCAGTTCGGACGTCCTTTCTACGGAAATTTCGGACGTATCGGCGGTCTTGGCAGCTTGCTTGACAAGTTCCCTATCCTCGGTACGATAAACAAGCTGAGAATCGGTGCATGGGCAGGATTGAAGCTCGCTGCCGTCGGCGCTCTCGGCTATGGCGGATACAAGGTTTGGGACTTCTTCAGCAAGCCCGAAGAACTCGATGTGAAACTGGGCAACGGTGACGGAGCAACGATTGATAACGTAAAGAAGGTTCTGTACGTTCTCGGTGGAGGTGCCGCAGGTAATATCGGTGCAAGGTTCCTCGGATTCGACAGCACTACGGGTAAGACCGTCGGTACACTTCTTGGTGCAGCCCTCGTCGCTTACTTTATGTATCTGAACGGTGGTGACGAGGAAGCCGCTACTGAATTGCTCGATACATACAACAATGCAAGCCCAATCGACCAAGCCGCTATCAACGAGGCGTTGGACATCCCTGGATTTGCGGACCTGTTGAAGAAAATGTTTGATGCAAGCGATGCAGCATAACTGTTTAAGGAGAATGCTATGAACAAGATGGAACAATACGATAAGGCACTTATGGAAGGTACAATCAGTCCCAAGAGGATGGCCAAGAAGCGCATGAAGGCGTTCATGGAAGCCATGAGTGAAGTCGCTCCTCGTGAGCTTGTCGAGGCGGTCGTTACCGCACACAACGCACTGTTTGAGTTCGGTCCGATGGGTCCGTTTGCTGGGGCTGTTCATTATGGGATGACTCCTAATGGGGTCCGCACCAAGACACAGACTGGCAATTACAGCACAAAGCGTACCTACAACGGAAACGACCTGGTTCGCACCAATGACCGATACCAGCCGCCTACGAGTGCAAATACCGAATGGCATCTTCAAAACGGACAGGGCAGTGCAGCATTAAGACATTACAACAACGTCGTAGTCAACGACCCAATGCAACGAATTGACCCGAGGGAATACGACCAGCGCACTGTTGTGAACATGCACAATGTTGACCCGTGGGAAATGGAAAAACAATACTCGGCTCCCGTTCGTCAAGCTCCACCTCCCCCTCCGCCTCCTCCACCTCAGATGGCAGCTCCGCAGGCAGTAAGGCAGGGAGCACCGAAGCCAGAACAACCAAAGGCTGAATGCCCGCCCGTATGTCCAGCCCCTGTTCAGAAAGAGGAACCGCATAAAGAATCTGATGTCGGTACTAAGACAAAAGGCGAGCCAGTTCCGACAAAGAAGAAGGCGCCCGCCGCTGCATATAAGTGGAAGGACGACGACTTCCATCCAGCAGATGACCCGAGATATAAAGGGAAGTGCAGCACAACTCACAACTTCGTAATCAACCTGTTCTCGCCTAGCAAGGAAGACGGTGCTGTCGCAAGGGAAAAGGCAAGGGCCCTCTCATTGAAGGGAATCCAAGGCGTGTACACGTACCAGTATGACGGTCTTGCCCAGAACACGACCCGTGAGGACGTATGGCGTGTCCGTATCGGATACTTCAAGTCCAAGGCCGCTGCAAGGACTTACTTCAGAAAGCACATCTTCCCTATCGTGGGAAGCCAGTACAACTGGTGGGTCGGAACATGCTCTGGTGACAAGGGCGACAAGATGAAACCTGGTACGTTGAGGTACGGTAACGAAATCAAGGCGAGCGAATGCGTTGACAACAGCGTTGCACAGAAACCTGCCGAACAGCCAGCATCCAACACCACTCAACAGTCCAAGGAACAACCCAAGGAACACACCCTGAGTGCGTTGCTCAAATAAATCAAGGAGATTACCATGGAAACGAAATACTATCTGTTGAACAAGGAAGGCAAGAGAGTAGATGACGTACTCCGCACGAAGGACGAACTCCGTGCCAAGGTCAACGAAATCATGCAGAAGGAAAATTGCGACTGGAATGCAATAGACGCAAACTACAACTACGAGGAAGTTACCGACGGCGGTGTGTCCAGCGAGGAGAACACGGCAAAAGCCACAAATGCAAATGCAAATACATCGGCAGACTCCGAGTTCAAGGCAACGGAAGCGAACGACGACCAGTATGATTTCGGGTCGGCTAACGACGTCTATACTCCAAGCGTTTCTGATGACGAAGAGGGTTGGAATGGTATCCTAGACAATCTGAAAAATCTTCCAAGCGATATAGCAGCCAAAGTCCAGGATAAAAAACAATACTTGACCCTTTCGGGAAACGAGGGACAATGGCCAATCAAGAAGAACGCTCTACGTGTACTGTACCTGTACAACAACTTCCTCATGTTTTACGATGAATGCAACGAGACTCTCCCTCCGGCTGTCAGTTCATTCCTCAAGAAAGGCCAAGCATGGTTCAACATTACTCGTACCGAGTGGTGTTTCGACGTAGTCAAAAAGGACATGAAGGACATTGTTGATAACATGTTGGATGCACTGAAAGATTACTTCGAAGGAAATGACGCAAATAACGACAGAGAGGAATTCTATGATGAAATCAAAGATTTCGATGAGGAAATCGAAAACATTCATCGTAGGATAATGCTGTTTGAGAAGGCACTAAAGGGGGGTTCTGTTCTTACTACTCCTGACAAACTTAGCGATGATGATAAAATGCGGTTTGTAAATCAAATGGCCGAAGACAAGAATTTCGTTGCTTTCTGCAATAGCAAGTTTAACGGACAGAAAACGCCCGCTGCACTATCCGCTTACTTGATGAACATCGCCGTCAACAAGTACCATCTTGGAAGGATTAAGCTCAACTCAAACGACCCTAACAGTACGATGAGTTGGATGAATCCAGAAGAGAACGAATCGAAGAATGTCAGACTCAGCGAAAACATCGAGGATTATCTCGACCTGAGATACGTGAAGACTCTTGACGAAGCCGACAAGAAGAAGGTCGAGGAAATCAAGAAAGAGTTCCTCAGCGGTAAAAAGACGCAGGATGAGGCAAAGGTCGCAATCAATACGATTGTAACCGAAAGCCGCAACGCTATAAAGAAATCCCTGAAACTATTCTTCGAGTTGATGGGCATTACCGAAGCACAGAAGATGAACCAGTTCACTTCTGGACTGAGGGCGCTCGACGATGAGAATTACAAGAAAAACTGGCTCCGCCTTGTCGAGAACTACAAGGAAACGATTAAGCATCACATCGAGATGTACAAGAAGGCACACTCCAACGACATAACAGCCGAGGATTTGAACGCTTGTGCAAATAAGCTCGAAACCCTTATCGCAACTGCCGACGCCATGCTCGAAGATGTCAAGAAGGGTGATGGAACCAAGCTGTTGTCCGACGTTCAGTCTATATGCACCGTTATCGGTGACGTGCGGAAAAAGACTGCCGAGGCACAGAAAGCCTTCAAGGGCGCATAAACAAATTTTACTCAATGCAAAAAGGAAGCGGTCCGAACATCGGGCCGCTTCTTTTGCTGTCTTGCAGAAGATGTACGGAATTTTAGAACAGGTCGCACATCATTTCGGTCTGGTCTTCCTCGATGTTCTCGCCCCATCCGACAGCCTTGAATAGGCGGCCAAGGATGTTGGAGACGGTCACCTTCCAGTGGCCTTCCCAGTCGGGCTGGAACAGTTGGAGAAGACGAGGCGGGACTACATCGCCAGTGTAACCGATAGAGGTTATACCGAACGGGTTGTCGCACACCTTGATGTACTTCATCTTGTCGCCAGCGTGAATCGGTTCGTAAGGGAACTTCATGAGTTCACGGTCATTGAGGATGAGGTAGTTCCATACGGAAGCTGCCTTGCGGCGCCAGTCGATTTTCTTCAACTCTTCCTTCGGGAAGTTAATCATCTCGGTGTACTCAGGAGGTTCTTCCTTTACACCAGATGGGCAGGAGATATCGAGATATGACTTGTCGATAATCTTCTGCGTGTACTCGTCCTTGATTTCGACGACACGCTTGCGTAGGGTTTCCCTGTCCATGGTATCCATCATGAGTTCCACGGTGTTCATCATACGTTCTCGTGAGAACATGGTCGTCGATGAACGCACGATTTCAAGACCAGTGATTGCGTAGTGCGGGTGGATAGGCAGGTCTTCCTTCTTCTTGTCAAGGTAGACGATGTCTTCGTTCGATTCGGCCACGCAGATGTATTTCTTCTTGGCCGTCACGATGGTCTTGTAAATGCACTTTTCACGTTTCAGGAACAGCTCGTTCGTACGGAATCCCCATGAGGAAGCGTAGCCAAGCATGTACTCGTCGAGCTTTTCTTCGAGGATTGATGCATCGAGCATGCGGCAGAAGTCGGTGAGGCGGTAACGGTTCACGATGACACGGTAGCGCTTGTTCGAAATCATGCCATCCTTGTACATAATCTGCAACTTGGAGAACTTGAACTTGCTGCCCTTGATTTCCTGAGGCTCCCTGTTCGATGGCTTGTCGTAGACATCGGGGCAGTAGGTATGGGCCATGAGGGCGAAGTTCTTCTTGTATGCCAGCTCGTCCTTCGCATCGAAGTCATTCTTCTGTATAATCTGGTGTCCGTCATATACGACGACCTGGACCTTCTTGCCCTGGTTCTTGCTGAACTCCTCGTAGATGTCGTCGAACTTGGCGTAGAACGAGTCGGTATCACCGTGGGACATTCTTCTTTGCAGGATGTCGCTCGTGATGTCGTAACCCCATTCGGTAGCCTTTTCCACATCGTCGAAGTCAACATTCGCCTCGTTCCAGAATATCTCGCCGCAGTAATCCTTGTTGATTTTCGGGGAGTATCCGAACGTGTCGATGAACCTCTGGTCGAGAGCAAGGTCGTTGTTGATGTAGTCTGCAAGGTGCTTGCAGGTGTACTTGATGAGCCTCTGGCCGTAACCAGTAATTGACGCAGCATTGTCGATATCGTAGAATGCGAAGAACGGAGTACCGAGCAAGCCGTACAGGGAGTTACCGAGAACCTTGTACACCTTCTGCATCATGTCGTAGATGTTCATCAGTTCTTCGTTACCGTCCTTTTCGGCCTGCTTCTTCTTAATCTTGAGTTCGGCACGACCGTTGAACAGCTTTCTCGTAACCTGCGGGACGATACCCTCGACATCCTTTCGGTAGAACACCTGATACTGACCGTTGTGTGTCCACGGCGACCTGATGAGGACTTTCTTCTCCTCTTCCGTCAGCACGTAGTCGATAGGCTTGATGACCTTGGTTTCGGGGCTGATGTTGAAAGTCATCATGATTGACGGGTACAGGCTTCGGTAGTCGTACGACACTTCAATCTTGTAGAAACCTGGGACTGAATACACGAAGGCGCCAGGGTATTCCTCCTTTGCAGTCGGCCTGTAAACGGGGAACACCATGTTCTGTTTGTGCAGGTGGTTCAGGACGAAGCCCACCATCATCTTCTTGGACTCGAACACCGATGTAATCGGCACTCGGGCCTCTGCAGAAGACATTAGCGCAAGGTCGAACATCTTTGTCTTGTTCTGGATTTTTCTACACAGGACACCGTCTATCACGTTATAGTACGCAAACAGCGACGGGTAGGTTTTCCACGACAGGTATCCGTCTGGAAGCGGAACCTTGTTCTCGCCCACTTCCTTTTCGCCGATTGCATCGAGCTTGTAGCTGGGTTCTTCCGAGAAGGTGTACTTCTTGTAGAGGGCGAGGAAGTCCATAACTTCCGTGCCGGCCACATGGAGTTCACGCTTCCTCTCGTCGAAGTAAGCCCTTTCGCATCCCTTCGGCATTCTCGACATGAGCGGGAGGGGGATTCCGAACTTCTTGGCCCTACGGTATGTGTACTCGGTATCGTAAGAGAAGTTCCATCCAGAGAGGATGTCAACCCCGTGTTCCCTGATGTAGTTGAAAGTCGCAGTGAGCAGTTCCTGTTCGGTGGAACACTTGATATACTGGCAGTTCAGTTCCTTGTACTTTTCAAGGGTAGCCTCATCCACGTCGAGCGTTCCGAACTGCACGGAATACTCGGGGAAGTTAAGGACGATGAGGTTAATCGGATATTCGGCCAACCAAGGGACAGGGAACCTACCCTCGGTCGACACTTCGATATCCATGAAGCAGAGGTTGATATCCTTGATGTTCGGGTGTTCAATATCGTAGCCTTCATAGAGCTGCTGCAGGAATCTGCATCGTGGGTCGATATCAATCTCGTTGAAATGGTTAAGCGTGCCCTGGTACTGGCGCTTGATTTCCTTTTCTTCGTTGTGGGAAAGGTAGAATTCGTATACCTCGTTTCCGAAAATGTCCTTCATGCCGCATTCTACGGCACCGAATTCACCCAGGCGGTTCGTGTAGGAACGGTGCTTGACGGGGAGGACATCGGTCGTGCCGTCCACATACCACAGATACATCTTGTCGTTGACCGTATCATGGTATATGGTCGACCACATCTTCTTCTTTGGAAGTTCTTGCGTCTCACTCATATCGGAACCACACTATTTATTGATGTTGACCTTCAACTTTCGTTCGGTATCTGGGTCGAAGAAGCCAGTCTTGCTGTCGTAGAAAACCTTTGTCGGAATCTTCACGTCGGGTGCGAACACGAGGGTAACATCCATTCCGTTGGTGCATCTGTATGTAACGGACTGCCCGTTCGCCACAAGGATTGAACACTTGGTGTCGTAGGTCTGCTTCGAGAAAGCGAAAGCAGCAAGCACCGCAATGATAAACAACATTTTCTTCATAATAGCCTCGATTTAATTAACTATATTATGAACAAGCTAACTATATACATATAAATATAACCATACTTGTACAAAAATTCAAGCCCTTTTTTTGATGCAACTCATAATTTCCTTGCACCGCATAATCCTACGGCGTGGAACCCAGCTTGGGGGCTCGCTGCCGTCGGCGGTGCATATCCACAGCATGTTGTCGACTGGAATGCCCTTTGGTTTAGGTATCTCGTCGAAAATCATGTCGGAAAAAATGATGATGCCCGAATACTTCCCCATCAGTTTATTATCCACGAGCATGTCGAAAACGCACTGGGGGTTCGTCCCGCCACGCCCCTCGACCTCGAATCCGCTCTTGGAAAATCCACGCTTGAATGTCTTCGGCAGGGTGCAGTTACAGTCCCACCAGCAGTAGTCTATCTGGCATCCCGTCGCTATCTTGGCTATCAGGCAGCCAGCGGCAGACAGGTCGTCTTCATCCATAGAACCAGACGAGTCTGCGGCAAGGAGAAGCTTGCAGTCGTATACGGAACGCTGGCCTGGGAACAGCAGGTTGTAACGCCTGTTCTGCCTCAGTCGGGTCGATTCCGTACGCTGGGAAACGACCGTTCCGACGAACGAACGGATTATCCTCCTGTAATCTACGGGAGGTTCCTGTGCGGCAAGAATCTTCAGCATGATGTTCCCTGCGCTCAGGCCCCAGCCAGTCCCGTCGAACCCTCCGTTCTCTTCGAGATGCTTCGTCTCCATGGCGATGTCGCTCGAAACGGTCTCGTTGGGCGACCAGTTCTCGGAACGGGTTTCGTCACAGAAGTATGCATCGAGGGCTCCCTGCGGGCTTCCATCGCCGTCGCCACCAGCCGATTCGTCAGGCTGGTCGTCCGAATCTGGGTCGGCATCCCCGTCGTCAGAATTGTTGGCGGCCCGTTCCATCCACATGGCAACCCTCTCGTGGAAATCGCATTCGTCCGTCCATTCATTTCCAGTCTCGTTCTTGTACAGCACCTTGCCCTGCTCGTAGTAGATGTTCGCCTTGCTCCTGTCCAGCGAGTCTGGGAAGGACGTTCCGTTCAGGGTGAGGCATCCCCTCGCCATCGAGTAGCAGATTATGTCGCTCGAAAGCAGATTGAATTTGTTGTCGACCGCACGCTTGGTCACATGTTGCAACGCAATTCGGGAAGCCTCTATGTAAAGAATCTTGGCGAGGTCGCTCATGTCCATCCTGTTGACCCAGCCGCTGTTTGCGACAAGGTAGAGTTCCCCCGGAATGTGTGCGTCGAGCATGAGCGTAGCCGTCCTGTCGTCCTCGACGATAGGGTGCGCCATGTTTATGTAGCACATGGCGGCTGGATTCACGGAGCCGAGAATTACCTTGGCCTGTTCTATCTTGCTGAGAGCGGACATCAGTTAACCTGGTTGAACTCGCTGAAACTGGATTTGAGCATCATCTTCTTGTCTTCGCCGACATGTTCCCTCAGGCGAGAGAGCCAGTTGTCCTTTCCCTCGGAAATCTGCAGGACAAGGTCTATCAGGTGCATGTTGTACATCTGGGCCTTTATCTCTGGCTTGACTGCGAAGTAGTAGTACCAGAAGTTCAGGGACATCGTCCTCGTCTGCCTTGAATTCTCGTAGGCGTTCGCCATCTTGCCGACGATGGCATCGCTAAGCTTTGTAAGCTGCATTGCGCTCATCCCGTCGATGATACTCTTGAATTTCACCCAGTCCCATTCGTTCGCATGAAGAACATCATCTGCATCGAGCTTATTCCCGTTCTTCTTGAACCATTCGGTGAAAATCTTGGCCATGTCGGGCCCGAGAGTAGACGTGGCGTCTACCAGCAGGGTTTCCATCCCGCCTGGTCTTGGCAGGCCGTTTTCGTCCACATAGTCGCCCGCCTTGTATGCGTTGTCGAACAGACGGGCGAAATTCTCCCATGAACGGGGGTTGGCCGTGTTTTCGTCTTCCGAATCAAGCTCGGTATCATCAACATAGAGGGCGTTGTTGTGGCCGTCGATGAAGCGTATGATTGTCTGGTTGATTCCAGCGCTTGCAGCCCACCTGCACCAGTACTTGGCGTCAACCTCGACATGGTATCTGGCGAAACGGGTGAAAAGCGCACGGTTGATTGGAAGCACCTGGTTGGAATCCACGCTAGAAGGGTTGATTGCGACCACGACACGGGAGCCCTCTGGGAGAGTGAAACCGTTGAACGACTGTTCTGGGGAACACAGCTTCATCAGGGCGGCGATGATTTCGCCCTTGGCCCTGTTGATTTCGTCGATGAAGACGAGGGTCGCTTCCGTCGTGTCCATCCAGGCGGGTTTCGTATGGTGGTGTACATGGTTCTCGATTTCAAGCAATCCTATAAGGTCGCCAGAGTCCCCAGACTGCGAACAGTCGAGGCAGACAAGGTTCAATCCAAGCTTTGCTGCAAGGCCACGGCAGAACTGCGTCTTGCCTATTCCAGGAGGTCCGATGAGCAACGCTGGGGTCTTGTTCCATAAACGTGTAATTCTCTTCTCGATAACACCAAACTGCATTCAAGTATCCTTGGCGGCCATTATAAGCCGTCGTAGTTAAATTATCTTATTTCCAGGCGATTCTGTCGGTTCAATCATATAAGGGTTCACGAGTACACCGAACACGGACGGCCTGACATAGTACCTCTTGTCGATGAGGATTGGCTGGTCAGAACCGTGCTTGCACCATGTTATGTAACTGGATTGAATCAGGTGCTGCGTGAACAGGAGGAACTTCACCCCGCTGAAATAAGTGGCGAGTACATAGGTGAGGACGGTCTGGTCAACCCTCGCCGAAGAACAGTTCACCCCAGTCAGTTTCAGGAAGGACCATGTTATGTCGTCGATTATCTGGACAATCTTCACGTTCCTTCGGATGATGATACCAGACTGGAACAGGACCGCCTTGTTGAACGAGGTCTTTGCGAACAGCTTCCTCTGGGCGGTCACTTCCTCTGCAGAAAGACCACGGGCCGTATGCCACGCATTGAGTTCCTCGTACACGTTCGTCCTGTACGGATGTATGGCGAGCCCGATATCCGAATTGGAGTTGACAAAGTCCTCGTAGAGCTTGTCCAGCGGCTTGTTTATCATCATGCTGGCGTCGATGTATATGGACACTGCGGTGTCCGCAAACTCGAACGTGTGGTAGCGGACGTAGTTCAGTATCCCTATCACGTCGTTGATTCCAGACAGGCACGGGTATTCGGAAATGTGGTGTACATCCCAGGTCTTGCTCTTCATTCTCTTGTTGTCGGTTATCAGCAGGTAATGGACATCGGACTTGGCGTGCTTGACTTCCCGCAATGGCTCATAGCCTTCGAGGATACACTCGATGACAGTGTACTTGTACACTTTGCTAGGAGGCTTGGTTTCCTTGACAGGCTCACTACTTGGTTGTGTGTCTGCGGAACCTATCAGACGCCTCAGAAGCGACGTTAATCCATTTGCCATCGGTAAGAAGACCCTTAACTGTTTCAATCATGTTGTCGTAGGATGAATAGACGATTGCATCGCCAGCATAGCCGTCGTTCTTGGACGGTTCGCTGACTATGCACTTCCCGTTGATTAGCGGGTAGAACATGCGAACGATTTCCTGGCACTGGTACTGCGGGAACGCATGCACGTTCAGGATAATCTTCGAGTGGGCTATGAGGTAGTCGAGAGCCTTTCCCGTTACGCCAGTGGCCGTGATTATTGCCCAATCACGGTGTGCCGCACGCATCGCCCCTATCAGCTTGGTTCTTCTCGGAGTCTCCTCGCCATAGAACAGCACGTCGTAAAGCATGTCCTCTGGCTTCACCTGTTCCAGGGTTTTCAGGGACTCGACCCACTTTACTGGATGGTATGAGGCCTTGTAGCCGAGAACTTCGGCGAAGAACTTGATGTTTTCAAGGTTGTAGTCCCATATTTCATCAGCCTGTTCGAACCATACTCTCGTATTCGAGTTAATCCATGGGCTCCCACGGTAGAGTTGCTCCATGTTGTAAATAACCAGCTTGTGGTCGGGATGCTTCGCTTTAAGCCGTCCTGCTTCGGAACACGGCATCACGTTGTACCCGAGCACGACCATGGTCTTTTCATACTTGGGCTTGTTGCACAATTCTCCAAGCATGGTCTTGACCTGCTTGAAGACGAACGGGTGAGGGTCAATAATAATCATAAATTAAATCCATTTTGAAAGTACGCAATCAGTCAAAATATAGACAATGTTCCATATTTTGGCAAGGCATCCCCGTTACCAAGTTTCATTAGGGACGGGAAATCCGTTTGCATCGTAATTTATGCGACGAAATCCAGCACAGTTCTTACGCACGAGGTCGGACGCCTCTGCATGGATGGCTGGATTGTGGCATTCGGCCCCGATGTTGGGGTCGTGACACTCCGCTTGATACTGGTGGACCAATCCCGGTTCATTATTTTCGTATGGAAGCATGGGTTTCCTCTTGACAAATTTACATATTTAAAATATATTTATACGGCGAGGAAACCAATTAAACATTGCGAAAAACTGAAATTAAACCAATCGGGTAAAAGACATGTGCTCAATCGAAAACGCCATCGAGACTCTGGACAAGTGCGTCCTTGTTTCCACGGAAGTATTTGACATACTGTTGGCAGAATACCGCAAGCACCATTCGGAAGAAGAAACTACGTTGCTCATCGACGAGCAGGACTGCGGATGTGCCACCGAGGGTGAAATCATAACCTTGCTGAAAGCGGCCCGTGAAGAACAGAAGAAAAAACCGATTCGGTACGGCATACCGCTCCACGTCATGCTTCATCCAGAAAAGGTCGACGTGAATGCACGCCCTTGGGAGTCGAACCCACCTGAGCTGGTTTCTAAAATTTTACACAAGGAGTAAACATGGCGGAATACCACGTCGGCTGCGGTATGGCAGCAATCTATGCAGGAACAGTAAGCAAACCTGGCGTCTGGAAAAAGAAGAACGATGTAACCGACGAGGCGCTCTGTGCCGTCGCCGAGTACATGAAGGGAAAGATTGAAAAGGGGAGCGATACATATGAAATCACATGGAAGCTCCCTACGGGCAAAAAGATTATCCTGTCATTGACTGTCGATGACCGTGAAGAAAAGAAGGACTAAAATGGATATCAAACAACTGATTAAAAAATCGTGGAAAACATTCTGGGGCTGGTTTGAAGCGGTCGACGATATCGACCAGCAAGCCGACAGACCCGTGGCAGACTCGACCGAGATTACCAAGCACGGCAATCCGTACTTCGACTTCAAGTGCCCGAGATGCGGATGCGAGTTCAAGACGAAAATCACCGAATGCAAGACACGGGAACTCCAGAGCGAACGCAACATCAGCGGCACCGACACATGGATACCCGAGGTGATTGTGGACTACTACACGGCCTGCCCCGAATGTCAGTTCAAGTGCTGGAATGACGGAAAGGCAAACCCGAAGTCAAACCATCTCGGCTGCCGTACACCAGACATGGGGGTATAACAATGGGTAGAACAGCACTTCCATATGAAGAACGCAATTTCCCTACGAAGGATGTCTCATTCCATTTCTGGATGGTATTCGTACAGTGGAAGATAAAAGGCAAGATTCTAAACCGAGGTTGGTTGCAGAAGGTTCGATTCTGTGAGTGTAGTGACAACCCTGCGACTGGCCTTCACTACTCATCCCTGGGGCAGGCCGAACGTGCTTGCCGTGACCTCAACGATGAGGACGAGGACGACTACATCCCGACCATCGTAGAATTCGGTGCCGAACAGGTAGGAAACATCGCTTTCAACAAGGAAACAAAATGATTGTATGTGACCGTTGCCGTCGCTACGCAACATCTTGTTGCCGCAACTGCGTTTATTTCAGCGAAATCTATGGAAGCATCACTGGGGACTACTATGGCGAACAGGTTTCCGACGAGGAAGCGTACCGAGAGCTCAACGAGATGTACCCAGAAGACTTCCACGGCAAGTTCGCTACCAAGATTATTCTGGCGTACCGATTCGTAAGCAGGGTCCTTCTCCCGTTCCTCCTGTACGAGAAATGGAACCGCCCGAGGCAATACGTGAAGGGAAAGTATTATCCTCCTTTTACTTTAAGCCAGTCAGAGCTAACGTCAATTTTACTTGTCAACAAGGACGACACGCTGCCATTCTAACAAAAAGGAGATTCATATATGGCATATCAAGTTGAAAAATACTATCCGAACTTCATTACATGCGACCCCGAATTGGAAGAGGAATTCTACATGTGGAAAACGGTTGACACCGTAAAGGAAGTGATGGATACCGAGTGCTGGAAGGAGTGCATCAAGGAAGGTTCCGAGGCATACATCTTCCCTAAACACCCGAGAGAACCAAACATACTCCGTATCATGCAGGACAGGACTACCAAGATGTATGTAAGTACTGATTCAGCCCGAGAATTAGATAAGTTCATCAAGGAATCTGGCCTCCCGTGCCACAAATAGACTGTAACAATAGGTGAAAATAAAAGGAGATAACGTATGAAAAAGGAAACAACACGAGTTATGTATTTCATCGGGGTCCTCTGCCTGCTTGTGAGCATCTGCGGCGTGTTCGGCGGATGCGAATGCAAGGCCGACGGTGTCAAGGGGTTAATCTACCACGAGGGTATCCTCATCGCCAAGACCAACTGCGATTTCGACCTTAAATTCGAAATGAACACGGAAAATGTCATTGTCGAAAGCATCACCCTTAATTACGGCGACCGACTTACGAGGGAGAAATACCAGTATGCGAACGACGGCCATTACCGTGTCGAACGCAAGGCATGCCAGTTTTAGTAGGTATTGAAATGGCGTTAGATTATCAAGAGTACAAGGAAGTCGTCTCGTACCATATTAAGCAACTGTCTAACTGCAACAACGCATTGGACATTGCCGACAGGTTTGAAGACCGCATTAACAACGGATGGCGATTTGGTGATGCATGCATTGAAGTCGCACGGGATATCATCAGCAAGGCGTTATCATGAGGTATAAACTGTAGGGGAAAACTATCTGGTTTCCCCTATGCAACCTCTATACGAATATGTCTGCCACATAAAGGGCCATCGCAACTCCAAGGGTGAACTCGCCGAGTGGGTCATCAAGAGTCACGAGACGGGTGAAATCCTGTCTTCACACAAGTCCGAGAAGAAAGCGAAGGAGCATCTCCAACAGATGCACATTTTCAAGGAATCCGTTGATTCCATGAGTTATAAACTATTGGGTGAAAGCACCTATGGTAACACAATGGATAAGCGAGTTGCGATTTTTATGGAAAGCGTAGGCCAGCTAGGCCTTAGCAAGAATCAGATGGAAGCGGTCGGCAAGATAACAAAGGTTTGCCTCGAAGGTTCTTTTGGGCCAACACAAGAACCCGACGACGATGATATTGGCTTCGTTTATGTATCACGGCATGGACATTCAGCTTTAAGCAGCTTATCAAAGATGCGTTACGCTGATTTTCTGAAACAGCGTGATAAATTTGCATCGTATGGCGATGTCGGACCAATTAAAAAGTATCGTATGCCACTCATTGATACTGAGGAAAACCAGGCACAATACGTAAATTACGATAGTATTCCTGAAGATACAAATGGAAACGCCTGGGGATTCGAATACGGCAGGAAATCTGGATTTGAATACATCAGTGAAAAGTACATCTGGTTACCTAGCGATGCCTTTGATAATTCTGCCCCCCTCGAAAAAGAAGGGCCCGATGTCGGATGTATTGGTGAGATGAGCTCTAATTCCCGTGAAAACATATTGGGTATACGGCGTGACAAAACTTACGATGATTTCCTGAACGGGTACAAGAAAGCCCGTGACCTTGCCACCAGAGAGCCGGATGAGTTCAAGGTGTCGAAACTTCAACGCTATTCTACTCCAGAGTTCAATCCGTTGAGCGTAAAAGTCAATCACATGAGTTTCGATAGCATCCAGCCAGATGAAAACGGTAATGTATTGGGTTATGAAGAATATCATAGGCCAGGACATCCATTCCAGGTTGTAACCAAGATACTATGGCTGCCCGCAAATACAGACGAACCAGCAGATGAAACCCCCTCCGATTACGATATAGCCTCAGAATTGTATCCAGACGATGCACCGACCTACGGACGCCGTGTAAGCACATCTGAAGACGATTATGACCCAGACAATCCAAACGACACGGACGATGACATGTTCTACGACGGGAACGGGCGAGTGAATGAACTGGACCCAGACGAAGAATTAGAATTCTAAAAATGTTACAAAAAAGGGCGTTCATCACAGCATGAACGCCCTATTTTTATGCCGAGAATCAATCATCCCAGTTATATGCATTTCGTTCTTTCAGATGGTCATAACCACACCATGTGCAGTGGTAGTTGCCGTCTTCCTGCTTTTCCAAACTTTCCCGTCCACACCACGGGCATGATTCAGGTTCATAATACTCGTGCGACGGATGTTTAGGGGCTCTATATTTTTTGTCGTTACGACGACTCATTTCTTCTCTTGAAACTCGCTGCCAAATCTTGCTGTCGGCAAGATGCTTATAGATTTCATCCTGGGGCATACGTACTGCCTTGGACTTCAATCTCAAATACTCTTTCTTTTCCGCCTTGCTATATGTTTCGGTCAGCCAAGGAGATGAATCTGTTGCGAGATAATCCTTATGCCTTTTTACAACATCGGCGAAGATAGATTCCCAGTCAACATCATTTGCGGACGATTCATTTGATTTCGTACGATGAACCCCTTGTAGGGTTTCATCTTTCTGAATCTTTGTTATAGGCACCACCGTTCCCGTGAAACGAGCGTTTTTTGGAATGCCAGCAATGGTCTGTATCACCCCATTTCCTTCTTCCCGTTCAAGAATATACTGATTTGGGCGCACTCCTGGCCCCTCGTCGCCAGTAGCCCTCTTGGCAATAAATGATGAATCGCCGTCCACCTCGTATAAGCCACCTTCAAAAAATGGAACACCAAAATTTTCCCTTAAAACTACGGTCTCCCCATCTTTCGATAAAGTTATGGCATTAAGTTCACCGCCTTCGCCAAAGCCGTTCTCGACGTAAACTGTCAGTTTACCATAGCCGTTTTCTACATAGCTTCCCAAGTACCGATATAGTTCTTCAAGTGTCATATTAGTCCTCTCGCAAGTTACTGGTTGCAACGAAATCGGGTACATCCGCCTTTGATTTCAAGCCGAACATCTTGTGCGGGTCTTCAACAAGGTATCCACGGTGGTCTGTGTAGTCCCACATGCTGTTGACAATCTTGCAGAACGTGTCCTTGTCGCCGATAGTGGTCTCGAAGATGACATACTCGCCCCGCTGAGGTTCAAGTTCGAGCGTCGCACGTCCAAGCGAGAAAATGTCGACACATGCGTGGCATTCCCCGCCTTCACGCTTGGTACGCATCGGACGGTCGAAACGGGCGAGTATGATTTGGTTTTTCCACCTGATGACGCCGCTGAGGATGATTCCGATTCCTTCAAACCCGCAGCAACGGCCAGTAACATACTCGATTTTCGTATCGAGAGGGAGATTGCGCTTGGCAAGTTCGTTAACCTTCTTCAGGAACTTCTTGTAGTCGGCATCGTTTGACTGTCTGAGGAGTTCGAGAGACTCCTCCTTGAATTTCTTCTGTTCTTCGGTAAGCTCTTCCATGATTTACCCGTTTCGCTTGACTGTAAATTCCTTCACTACTACGACAGCAGACGGACTGCTGTTCTTGACTTCCCTTTCTATGAAACGCTCGGCTTCATCAGCTGTCCCGAAACGGTATTCGAACGGGCAGGTTCCGTCATAGTAGTAGAAGTAGTTCCAGAAGAACCATCCCTTCTTCTGCGGGTAGAAAAAGACTTGGGTTGACCCGTCGTCCTTTTCAATCGTTTCCTTGATAATTCTGAATCGCATAATCAATCCTTCGGTGCGTCTGGGAACGGCATCCAGTGGGTAACGCTGTCCGTCTGGATAAGGTTTTCCTTGTGGAACATCCATCCGTAGCGAGTGCTCCAATACCCGATTCCAATGCCGTATAGCCTGCTGTACAGGATGCACCACGTGTTGTCGCCGACATTGTCGAGACCAGATGCCTTCCTCCATACTGGCAATCCCTTCTTGAGATTCTCGTTTTCCTTGCGGAGCCTTTTGACTTCCTCTTGCAGTGCAAAGATGTCCAAGAACGGCACACCTTTCATCGGGGGAGGTGCGGGGGACGTCACGGTAGGCATCTTCAACGGATTGAGCTTGTACTTGTTGGGAGCGTTCGTGGTCATTTCTTTACCCCGTTCAGTGTAAATACCGACAGGATGAAGGATGCCACCTGGAAGCGGTCTTCGTTCCTGGCCACGGTGCAGCCCTCGCCTTCGACATGGTTCTGAATCCACACGTCGTACATCGGGCCGAACAGCTCGATGATGATGTCCACCTCGTCGGTAACCGTTATGTGGAGACGGTCGCTGCCAATACTGAGCTTGCTCTCGTCGATATGGCCTTTAATGACATCGACCAGTTCTTCGATGGGTTTCTTGACCATGGTTACACCCCGTGTTCCGTGACGCACTTGTTGACGAACTCTTCCATCTGTTCGTAGGTCGGGTTGAAAACCTCGTCGACTACCGTATTGGTTTCTGTGTCCATGAGACGGGCGCCTACGACATAGACGTACTCGGGTCGGTCCCTCGACGGGGAGCTGTCCACGTCGGTGTTGGTCACGACCTTGATGCAGTACTTCTCGTTTTCCCACGAGATGACTGGGCCTCCACCGAATATGCCAACCGAGAGCCTTGCGTTGTGCTTCTTGACGATGTCGCCAATCTCGGGAACACGGAGTTCCTCGACGATGAGGTAGCGTGGGTCGTACTCGCTGGCTGGAACCCAGAGGTTGAAACCGTGGGTCATTGCGAAATCTTCCGCTTCAATCTTGGTCTCGAAACCGATGGCACGGAGGCCGTCACGAATCCAGCCGAGTTCGCCGTCTTCCATCATGCCGTAGCAGTCGTGGATGTCGCTGCACAGGGGAGGGCCCTGTACGCTTCGTTCGATATAGAACATAGTCAATCTCCTTTGAAATACCTGTTATGTTAGCACATCGTGCGTGTGTTCGAAGAAATACCATGCCGCATCGTCGTAGATGGTCTTGCCGTCCTTCCGCAGCCTAAGATGCATGGTCGTATTCAAGTCATAGTCATGCACTACGGCTCCGCCATGCATGAGAGCTTCACGGAACCCCTTGCAACGCTTCATGTAACGGTAGTATGGCTTATACTCCTTGAAGCGTTCAGGTAGGTCTACTCCGTACTTGTGTCTTGGCATCGGGAACCTCGTCAGACAACCGAAACGGGAATTATGTTTTCCGTCCCGCAATGGGAGCATTTCAGGTGTCCACCCTCTCGGTCATAGCTATTGGAGTCGAAACGGCCCTTGTTGTACTTGCCGCATTCCCCACAATAGTATTCAATCTTCGGGGAAATGCCAACGAGCATGAACGGGCTCCACGTCCAGCACTGGAATTTCTTGCATTTTACGCTCATGCTCTACTCCTTCGGCCAACACTTGTGTATGCCGAGCTTGCTGTGGAAGTATTCCACGATGTCGATTTCCTTGCCGTCCTTGTCGAAGAAATCAAAGTTGCACGAGTTGTATGCGTGCTCTGGGTCTCCTACCAGGATTGTCTGGGTGTAACTGCCGTGGATAACCACGTAGTCAACCACGTATTCCTTACCGACGGTCAAGTCCTTGGGGTCGTCAGTCCTTCCCCAATGGTTGTAAACGTTGCTGGTGCAAACTGCCTTGATTGATTTTTCTCTCTCCATAGTGACCCCCTTAGATTCCGAACCGAGTGTTGAGGGCTTCGATGCGCCTACGTTCTTCCGCCAGTGCCACGGTAAAACGCTCGACATCCTTCTTCGCCTTGGCCAGACTCGTGGACAACTCTGATACCCATCTCCTGTGGCGCTTCCGTAGTTTCCTGGCGGCTTCCTTGTATGCGGCCTTTGTGCAACGGGTAATTGTATGACTGAACATACCGTCACAAGTGCATTCTCTGTCATTGAGGTCACCCTTGCACAGCCTGAGCGTATGAGTGTTGACAACACCTTCCGTATTGTTTACGTCGAGATAGTCCGTAAATGTAACCTTGATATATCCAGACGACTTTTCCCTGGTTACTCTCTTGACGACAGCAACCACGAGCCCAACTACTCCCCCAGCACGGTCCCTGGTCACCATCTTGACCGTCCATCCAGGCTGGAGGTCGCCGAAGTTCTCAATCGCAGTATTTTTCATTGTTGGCATCCTTTGTATGTTTGTATGTTCCTGCGTAAAATATAGATAATAAAATTGTGTCTGTCAAGCCCTATTTGTAGCGAATCTTCAAAATGCTGAGGACTGCGGTCAGAATCGTGGCGATTCCGTAATTGAAATAGATTGGATACTGCCACAGCCCCGTCTTCATGTTCGTGTACATCACGAATACCGCACTGAATATGTTCCCGAAGAAGGCGAAGACAAGGAACATGCGGCTGATGTCCTTGCACGACTTGGTTCGGTAGCACTTGACTATCTGAGGGGCAAGGTTGATTGCGAAGAAGAAGGCCCCGAGGATGCCAGAAAGCCAGCAAAGCGTCTCTATCATAGGTGATAAAATCCTTGTTACGATATCAGTTTATAAACTACAAGATAGAAATATCTAAGGAGAGCGTAAAGATGGGAACTTCCTTTGAAGACATCATGAAGAGAATGAAGTCAACACCCCACGTTGGTGTCCCCGCCGTGACAAACCCAAAACTGCCGACCAAGGTCGAACGAGAGACAGAAGCGGCCACAGTTAGGCGGAAGGCAATGCCGAACTTCCATTTCGGGAATGGTAACAAGATGGAACAGCTGGTAGAACACATGAAGACCGCACCACACCCGACCCCGAACTACGCTGACTCGAAGTTCATCAACAATGATAAAGAGCTACTTGAAGCAATTAAAGCAGATTTTCAAGCATACATCAAGAGCGCTTCTGCCAACGGTGTATTCTAAACCATCAACACTGAATCATATAAAGTACCAAATATGGAACAAAAACCTCGTATTATTGTATCGATGACCTCATATCCAGCACGTATCAAAAACGTGCCGCTATCTGTGTTTGCTCTTGTTAAATACCAAACACTTCCCCCTGATGAAATACACCTATGGTTGTCTACGGAACAATTTCCAAACAAAGAAGCTGATTTACCCAAAGAGCTACTGATAGAAGCTCGTGATGGCCTTGTTACGATTCATTGGTTGGAAAAGAATACCTATGTACATAAAAGGCATGAAATTTTCAAGACGGTTGATAACGGATGTGTATTTCTTATTGACGATGATGTAATTTATGACACTAAATTGATTGAAACCGTAATGGCCGTTCATGCCAAACATCCAAATGCCATTGTATGTTACAATAGGTACGATAAGCATCGATATAAGGGAAGACATATACTTTATGGAGAAGCATGCAAATCAAGTGGCCCGTTTGTAAATACATATAGATGGTGCGGACAGAGTATGATACCTGCCAGTATGTATCCAAAAGATGTGCTATCAGATGAGATGCAGGAAATACGCAACACGAGTTCGCCAATAAGTGATGAATGCTGGATGCAACCATGGCTGGTATATTATGACGTCCCAATTTTTTACCTCGAATTTGGATGGGGCACTGATATCACCAAAGACACGGGGAAATCGAGCGGTTTAGTATCATGGAGTCATCAAAAGGACGCCGATGGCTATGAACGACGAGACCGTTGGTTAGCCGCAGTGCTTGATGCAAACCCAAAATTAAAGGAGAAATATGGAAAACTCTTTGGATATGACCGATAATTGGCTTAAATACTGTACGTCATTTATACCACAGATAAAGGCCCGTCATAAGCAAATGACGGGACACCCATGTAATTTAGACAACCCTATTCGTCTAACAGATAAGATGGAGTGGTTGAAAATTTATGATTCGACATTTTTAAAAACATACTGTTCAGACAAGTATACGGCAAGGAACTATGTCAAAAAGAAAATCGGAAGCGATATAGCAATTCCATTGCTCGGTGTATACGACAATTTTGAGTCTATTGATTTTTCTAAACTTCCATCTGATTATGTTCTAAAAACCAATCATGGTTCTCATACTAACATTACTGTTCGTAATGGAGCAATAAACAAGACTGCAGCTAAGGCAAAGTTTCATGAATGGTTATCAAAAGATTGGACATGGTGGGGATATGAATTTAACTACTTACTAATACCAAGAAAGATAATAGCCGAAGAATATAAAAGTGATGGACATGCAGACTTAGTCGACTATAAATTCTTATGTTTTAACGGGAAACCATATTATTGCCAAGTAATTGCCGATAGACATAGTAGAGCAAAACATTTGAACTACTATAATATGCAATGGGAACCTCAATACAACATGTCGAGGAAAGATTTTCCTGCAAATTATAATATAAAACATGATGCTCCTAACACATTGGATAAAATGATAGACTACGCAACCCGATTATCAGCAGATTTCAAATTTGTTAGGGTGGACTTTTATGAAATTAACGGTGATGTATTTTTCGGGGAACTTACATTTTACCCAGCAGCAGCTTATATCAATTACACCAATGATTCTGTTGATACCATGCTCGGGTCTTTATTACATCTGTAAAAATCACCCATTTTTTTGAAGGCGTTACCAAAGTTGTTAACTGCAACTTTGTAGTTATCATGCACTATGTCAGCATTATCCAGAAAGTAAATATTTTTGGCATCTCTATAACTAAAAAGGGTTGAAAGGGAAATGCATTGGTCTTCCCATGTTCCGCCAAGAATGAAAAACGGCGGGTCTGCTAAACGCATTCGTTCAATACGTGTCATATATTTTTGAGTTGACCATTCTATTATATTATTGGCAAATACATTTACTCCGTCAACACGTAGTTCACGATTACTTAATACATAATGCGGATATTTAATTGTAAACTTTCCATCAACCACAATTTGAACATTACGACCATTAAATGCTCTATTTTTGTATAGAGACACGTCAAACACATCCCAGTGTATGTCGGAAAAATGCTGCATGACATATAGTATGTCGGCTTCAGTTACAGAACACCATACGAATGGGTTATTAAATTGTTCGTGGAGTAAATCACGCACAATATAACTAGATGCACAACTATTTCCTATTATGTTCATCACGAGCTCTCTTAACGGCTTTTAACATGGTTGCATATCTATCTTTTGCACTTCGCCCTTTTCGATAACATGCATGTAACGGAGCAATTTCGTCATGCGTTACAACGACATCGTTATAATCTTTATTCAAGCAGATACAACCTTTGTTCCCATTTAATTCGCATATAGCAGCATAAAACAAGTCATCTTCGCCAAGTTCGACGATTTCATCATTCAACAGCAAGGCGGCATCTTTATAGTATCCAGGTGGATGAAGCGTTGCATACCCAGATGTATTAAATATACCATGCCCCATGCTACTGCACCAATAACAAATTCTGTCATGTGGATGTAGTTTCCACATACGATACAACTGTTCAGCATAGTTGAAACGGTAAATACAATCATCGTCAGCACTTATTACAGGAACGCTACGATATTTCATACTAGAGAATAAAAGTTTTTTGAACGATTTGTAATTTTTATTCACCCATAACAATTCGCATACACCATTAGCTGCCAATACTCGTAAGTCCTTCGGGAGTTCATGTTCTCCTTTTGGAAATTCCTCTTTACTAAGGGTTAAAACAATATGAAAGCCTGGACATGTTCGATACAATTGGAATATAGTAAGCCCTACTGTTTTTATACGCTTTTTCCAACTGGTCAATGCAATGACCGCTTTACAACCTTTTGGTAAATCAGCATGTTCATTTGGTGAAAACACACTCATACAGCTACACCGTCCTGTTCAGTCAACTATTTGACTCAACACACTGTTTCCAGCCTTGTTTGAAATCTCTTAACATAGGTATTACATCAGTATTCAAATACTCATTTCTTAATGCACCAGGCATAGGAACCTCACGTTCGAACGGCCACTTGCCTAACTTACGGTGTTTCACCCCAATCAACGCCGCTCGTAACCCATTGTACACATCATCTTCCAGACCACGGAAGAATCGCATGAAGCACACATCGGGAAGCTTAGCCAATGAATCGACTGGAAAGAGTCTACCCCACCCACTCACTTCAATGCCTGTCGAGTGCATCCATAAATGTGCAGTTATGATATCCTTCGGGTATTTCAAATGACATTGCATGAAGTCTTCGACGAAACTATCTTTGACGGCGATGTCGTCATCGGTCGTTATTATGGGCACATCGGGGTATTTCGACCAGCCGCCAAGCTTCTTCAAGGCCCTTGTATTCTCTTTCACCCATACGATTTCAAACTTGGGGTCCGTCTGAGTAAGTTCAACCAATGCCGCAGGAAGTTCCGCTTCCTTCTGTGGGAACTCGTCCTCGGCCAATACGAGAGTCACCTTGTAATTGAAGGTCGTTTTCTGTCTCAGTAGCTTGCGTATATTAGAAACTACGGTTTCAGATTTGATTCGGCCACGCCAAGATGTGATAGATACAATGCAATCTAGTGTCATACCAACAGTTTATAACATTTTGGGCCCATCAGACACACCTCCTCCTTAAAGCATTTTCTTGACCTTGGCTAGCAGCTTCGGGTCGGATTTCAGTTTTTCCATGATGTCGTCAATGCTTGAATCCTTTTGTTTCTTGACTGCTTTCCTTGTCGGCTTCGGTTTCGACTTGGGTTTCGACTTCCTTTCATCCATCAGCTTGCAAACCTCGTCGAACTCGCCCAGATGGGTCAGCCACCGCTTGATGACATAGAAGGCATGCTCACCTTCGTTCCGAGACTCCCACGCTTTCTTGGCGTCATCTTTGCCAATCAACGCATATCCAGGTCTTGAAAGGGCGGCGACATACTCCTGAGCAAAGTGCTCACCGATGCTCTTATGGGTACTCCTAGCCCATTCATGCAACGGGAATCCCTTTGGCATTCCGTACCGTTTCTCGCCAACAGTCAGGTCCTCGAAAGTCTGCTTTCCGTGTACATGCTGGTCGAAATACACTTTATC